TTATATCTTACTTAATACTACACTAATAAGATCCAGCTTTCCTCCGTGATAAGATTGCATGACTTGATGTTCACTCCATGAAATATCAGAAACATTATAAGATGATATATCTATTGGATTAAATTCATTTCTCATACGATCATATAAAACATTTGTCTCTGTTGTATCAACAAAAAGAATTCCTTTTTTCTCCAGTCTGTCAAACATATCGTAAATAGCCTGTTCAGCTTGTGCTGGTAATGATGGAATATCCAAAAGAGATTCCCCATTTATTTTATTCATTCTAATACCAATAACATTTCCATTATCATTATATATTTTCTCTGCACTCCCGGAACCATAATACTGATTGAAACAACGAACTTCGCTTGTCACCTCTTCATGGCTTTGAGATATAGTAAACATCTTCAACACTTTTGTTGTATCTTCCATATCTTCATACACGACAGCATTACCACCTTTACCAATAACATTACCTGGCACGGGTGATTTATTGTTGCTAACCCTCGGCAACTCTGACTGAGTATAATCCGCTGGAGGTAACTCCGGCTGCGCATAATCCACTGGAGGTAAATCAGGTCTGTTCGAATGAACAGAGCCTCTTTCTATAGTCGTGCTCACTGGCGATGTATTCAGCATAGCCTCAATTTTTCTGCTAATCTCTCCCTTAGGCCATCCCAACCTGTGCAACAGATTAGTAAAACAACCACTATGACTTTCTCTTGTAACGCAAAACTTATTATCAGTGACCACAACACGATATGTTCTGTTGCCAACCGTTACTTGCGTCCCGCTATCAGAGTGAACAGCAGCATCCCTTACAGAGGATAAAACACGATTATCAGGCGAAGTCAGGTTTCTGGTTAAAGAATTCCATGAACATCCCAAATTTATAGAAGAGGGCGATAACATACATTTCAACCTTCAAAATAAACTTATCTAATTATTCCTAACAGACATCCCCCGTACATGACAACAAAAACCGGAGCCGGACTCCGGTTTTTGTGAAGCTATCGGGTTACTTCATTTCGCCAATATTTTCCCACTTCCCGTCAGCACGCAGGATTTGCAGCGGTCTTACTACACACTGACCCGAGGACGAAAAAAGAGTTCGGGCTGGGAAGAGACAGAAGAGTAGCAATTTCAGAAGCATTCACACCAACATTGAGCTTTTCAGCGAAAGTGGGCACGAATCATTGCTGGACAGGGTTAAAGGCACTGACTCAATCACTCTTCATACGTGGCTTGATTGATATGAAACAATCCTCAGCTAGAGGGGGAGCAAGCCGAAAACATTACTCGACTACGCCAGCAAAATCAGGGTAATTCGAAGAAAATTGCCGGACAAACCGCTCACTGACATATCAACGAAAGAGGTGGCAGCAATGCTAAACACCTACGTCGCAGAAGGTAAAGCGGTTTCCGCAAGAGTAATCAGGTCAACCCTTGTTGACGTTTTTCGAGGGGCAATAGCCGAGGGGCATGTGGCAACGAATCCAGTAACAACAACCCGTGCAGCAAAGTCAGAAGTAAGGCGCTCAAGGCTGACAGCTAATGAGTATGTCGCTATTTACCATGCTGCTGAGCACCTCCCCATCTGGCTGAGGCTGTCAATGGATTTAGCTGTCGTTACAGGGCAGAGAGTGGGCGATTTGTGCAGAATGAAGTGGTCAGACATAAACGATGGTCATCTTCACATTGGACAGAGTAAAACAGGAGCCAAAATTGCCATTCCGCTGGCTCTAACCATTGACGCACTCGACATCTCACTGGTTGATACACTACAGAAATGCAGGGAGGCCAGCAGCAGTGAAACAATAATCGCATCAACCTATCACGAACCACTTTCTCCAGCCACAGTATCACGGTATTTAACAAAGGCGCGAAATGCATCCGGGATCTCGTTTGATGGAGACCCACCGACATTTCATGAACTACGTAGTCTGTCCGCGAGGCTATATCGGAACCAGATTGGCTACAAGTTTGCACAACGTCTTCTTGGACATAAATCTGATTCAATGGCGGCGCATTATAGGGACAGTCGCGAGCGGGAGTGGGACAAAATTGAAATCGGATAATGATTTTATTTTGACCAATAATGACTTACCAGATTTAACAACTTGATATTTAATAAGATTTTGAACGAACAACTTCCATGTCAGAAGGAGAGTAAATTACAAAAATACATTAAAAATCATTATGTTATTCATATAATAGATTAAATAACATACTGCAAAACGCGACAAAACACTACATTTAGAGTCACAATTAATCAATGAGTTAGGTGTGATTAGTGACCTGAGACAGAGCATTAGCGCAAGGTGATTTTTTCTTCTTGCGCTAATTTTTTGTCATCAAACATACAGCCAATCAGAAGAGCATAAAGCTGCCAAGCATTATATGTCTTAGTTTTATGCTCATTTTCATTAAGAATATATATAATAAAACTAATATCAGTATAAAATATTTATAACACTTAGAGTAAAAATGTAATCAAGTTATACAACCAACAATAATTTGAATTATAAAAACAATAACAGAAGGATTTATAATTTATTTTAAGTGTTCAAGCGATAAACTGGTAAATTTAACAACTTAATTTTGAGATCTAAGTCACATCAATCAAGCATTCAAACAGCTATATATTAAAGCTGTCCACATCGGATATGTGACACTAATAATATCAATGGATTGATATTATTAATGGATATAAACATGCAATAAGGATTTATCATGAACATTCAACCGATCGTAACATCCGGAATCACCACACAAAACAATCAACATCATCACGCAGAACAAACGTCCCCTACACAAATACCGCAATCCGAATTACCTAATGGATGCGAAACGGGATTTGTTGTTCATATCCCAGAGGATATGCAGCGACATGCACCGGAATGCGGTGAAACAACAGCTCTACTGAGCTTGATAAAAGATGAAGGTCTGCTCTCTGGGCTGGATAAATATCTTGCACCTCATCTTGAAGAAGGCTCTGCAGGAAAAAAAGCATTGGATATGTTACATAAAGACGCCCTCAAGTCATCTGAAACCTGTCAACCACAGACACCTTCTTATATTCCTGATGCCTGTGGCGTTTTTTTACAAATTCCATTCCAAGATGGAACGAAGATGAATTAATATCTGAGGTTAATGGCATAATAAAGATCCCTGTTTTAATTTGAACTCCAGACTTAAAGGTCCACAACAAATGTCATCCACAAATTTTTCCCTCGTCCCATCAGCACACCGAATTTGCAGCGGCCTCACCACGCACTGTATCGGCTTTTTATCCGCATCCAGTATCACCACCTGCGTGATTACCCTGTCCTGCTCCGGAATAATGCCCTATTCGCTTGTTCTCAGAAATTGCCAGCAACCTTACACTACTTCTTTTGAGCCCATTTTTCGCCAGCCCTGAATACAGGAAAGTGTTAACTGTTTTTATGTTTACCCTCATCTCACTGGCGAGATGGGACGGACGCAACTGACGGTAGATATATCCAAACATCACCACCATCTCTGACATCGTCAGTGCCCGTGCTTTTTTGTTCCAGGTCCACAATCTGTTACGCACAGCATTATGTATATCATGTCCCCCTTTCAACGCTTCCAGATCCAGCTGAATAAAACGGCGTCCCTGAAACATGCTGCGCATTAAATGGCCCAACTGACTATCACAGATTATTAACCAGGATTCTTTACTATCCAGAATAACCCTGCGATTCTCCGGCATAAAAAATTCTTGAGCCAGAATTACACGGCATCCTTTCAGTAACAAACGCAAACCATATTCCAGATAATAATTACGCGTCGCAAGAATGAGCTTCATCGCCGAACTTCCCTGAACTACAGTAGTGTTCCATGCCTCGGTCGCAATCAGAATTTATGATTCCCCCTCCAGGGAACAAGATGGACATATCACTGCTCCTTAAAGGCATCCTTCACTCCATCGTATTAACATGTTTATTACTTCACACTCTAATAACAAATATCCCCTATACATGACAACAAAAACCGGAGCCGGACTCCGGTTTTGTGAAGCTGTCGGGTTACTTCATCCCGCCAATATTTTCCCACGTCCCGTCAGCACGCAGGATTTGCAGCGGTCTTACCACACACTGTATCTGCTTTTTATCCGCATCCAGTATCACCACCTGCGTGATTACCCTGTCCTGCTCCGGGATAATGCCATTCTCATCTGACTCCAGAATGTCTGCCGGTCCCAGTCGCAGCTGTGCTGTAAGTAACTCCCCGTCTTCACGGTCATCATGCTTTCCGCAACCGCACAGACGCTGCATAATTTTTTTTAATATGTTCATGTCATTCTCCTGTTCTGCCTGTATCACTGCCCACTTCATCCAGCCCCTTAACATCCTGCCACGGCCCGTCACCAAACCTGACCTGCAAATGCTGAAAAAAACCCTGAACCCGTGTGGCATCTTTGGGGGCAAGAAAGGTCAGTCCGGTGATGAGTGCGCCATCTGTATCCGGGAACCAGCCATTGCTGTTTGTCTCAATAATGTTTCCCGGCCCCAGACGGAACCGTATTTGTGTCTCTCCCCGCTCTCCCCTGTCACCTTTCGGCCCCTGCGGGCCTGCCGGACCAGCATCACCTGCCGGTCCCCGTTCGCCGGTTGCCCCGACAGGGCCGGTGTCACCGCGCTCTCCCTTATCACCCTTCGGCCCCTGAGGACCCGCGGGCCCCTGTTCCCCCTTTGGCCCGGGAGGTCCCACCACGGTGGGGATTCGGTTTACGGCCTCTTCCGCCGCTATCCTGCTTTGTTCCGCTGACTGTGCGCTTTCTGCTGACTCCCGGGCTTTTTCTGTTGCGGTCGTTGCATCCCTGGCTGCATTACCGGCTGCACTTTCTGCCGTCTTTTTTGACAACTCAGCATCTGCTGCACTTTGTGATGACTCACTGGCTTTTTGAGCAGCCGCAGAGGCCGAGGACGAGGACGCCTCCTCTGACTGCTTTGCAGCGGCTGCACTTTCTGCCGCCTGCCGGGCTGACTCCGATGCATCCCCTGCTGAAGTGTCAGCATTTGCAGCGCTCTCTTCTGCCTGACTGGCTGATATGCCGGCATTCCTCGCGGACGTCTCCGCCTCTCCGGCATTCTTCTTCGCCTCCTCAGCGTGACGCGCCGCTTCTTCCACCATCAGTTCAAAACGACGCAGTGCCTCCGGCCGGACGTCATCCTCCGACATGGCACCGAGAAAATCATTCAGCGTACCGGGTTGAGAATCTTCATACACGGTGATGGTCCCGGCATGTGACGGCGGGAATCCTTCCACCAACAGAATGACGCTGTACTGACCGTACTCAACGTCCATGCTGTAACGACCGGCTTCATCCGGATTTTCAGAGGCCACCGTGTTCACCACCACCGTGCTGCTGGTCCGTCTGGCTTTCAGTTGAATGGTGCAGTTCTGTACCGGTTTTCCTGTGCCGTCTTTCAGTACACCTGAAATCTTTACTGCCATATTCACCCCACAAAAACGCCCACCAGAACCGGCGGGCTGTCATAACTCTGTGTTACCTGGCTAATCAGAATTTATAACCGACCCCCACAATGAAACCGTCAGTGCGCCAGTCGCCACTGCCGGAGCCTTCATAAGCAAGGTCAATAACCACCGTCTCTACGGGACTGAACTGAATCCCGGCATTCCAGGCCGGCGACAGATGACGCGCAGTATGACCATCACTGGCGGTGGTGGTCTCCTTCACATACCCCGGTTTCACTTCATCACGCCGGTAATCCTGAACACTGTCAGACCAGCGGGTGTACGCCATCCCGGCCATGCCATAGAGACTGACCCGCTCACTGAGCTGCCAGACAGGGCCGGCCATCAGACTGACATAACGACCGCGCAGGCTTTCATAATGGAAGGTATTTTCACCCGTCTTCATCGTGTCACTTTTCTTCACCGATGCATAACTCAGCGCGACAATGCCGCCCAGGTGATCCGTGAACTCATAACGGTATTTCACATTAATCCCTTTTAAATCACCTGCACGCGCACCGGTACCGGACAATGCCGGTACGCCGCCCGGGTGAACCTGAGCATATCCCACGGAAAATGCACCGTGTCCGCTTTCAGCCTGTGCAGGAAGGGAAATGCCTGTCAGCAGTGCGGTCCAGAATAAAATGGCTCCGTATAAATGTCGTGTAGTGGCACAGTAAATTTGGCCACCTGATTAAAGGTGATATCCTCACCACAACACAAAACAGGTGACTTAATGAACAAGAAAACCAAACGTACTTTCACCCCTGAATTCAGGCTGGAATGTGCACAGCTAATTGTTGATAAGGGCTACTCATATCGACAAGCCAGTGAAGCGATGAATGTCGGTTCTACCACGCTTGAGAGTTGGGTGCGCCAGCTCAGGCGAGAGCGTCAGGGGATTGCGCCCTCTGCCACACCTATTACTCCAGACCAGCAACGTATCCGCGAACTGGAAAAGCAGGTTCGCCGCCTGGAGGAACACAATACGATATTAAAAAAGGCTACCGCGCTCTTGATGTCCGACTCGCTGAACGGTTCACGATAGTTGCCAGACTGAGTGACAGCCACTCAGTTGTCAGCCTCTGTTCTGCTCTGGAAATACACCGCAGCAGTTACCAGTACTGGCGAAAACGACGCGATACGGTTAATCCGGCGCGAGTCAGGTTGTGCAGCGAAATACGCCGGGCGTGGAACCAAAGTAGGGGCTCTGCGGGGGCGCGCACGCTGGCTGAAATGCTGACCCAAAACGGCGTCCCGATGAGCCGTTACCGTGCCGGGCGTCTGATGAAATATCTGAACCTGAGCAGTTGTCAGCCCGGAAAACATCAGTACAAAAATGCTCGTCAGGAACATACCTGCCTGCCGAATCTGCTTGAGCGCCAGTTCGCTGTGCCCGAGCCAGATAGGGTATGGTGCGGAGATATTACGTATATCTGGGCAGGAAATCGCTGGTGCTATCTGGCGGTCGTCATGGATCTTTTTGCCCGCAGGGTTATCGGCTGGAGCCTGTCAGCGAATGCCGATACTGCCCTGATAAGCAGTGCCCTGCGGATGGCGTATGAGGTGCGTGGTCAGCCGCGGGACGTCATGTTCCATAGCGACCAGGGAAGTCAATATACAGGACTGAAATATCAACAACTTCTCTGGCGTTACAGGATAAAGCAAAGTGTCAGCCGACGGGGAAACTGCTGGGATAACAGTCCAATGGAACGCTTCTTCCGCAGTCTGAAAACAGAATGGGTGCCAACCGATGGCTACACAGGCAAAGACGTGGCCCGGCAGCAAATCAGCAGTTATATTCTGAATTATTACAATAGCGTCAGGCCTCACCATTATAACGGAGGGCTGACGCCGGAAGAGTCAGAGAACAGATATCATTTTTACTGTAAAACCGTGGCCAGTATTACTTGACCACTACATCGCATGATGACCTCTCGTTTTCAGTCAATAAAAAAGGCACCTCCTGAGGTGCCCGTCCGGGTTAATAAACCGTCAGCTGATACTGATCCCTGCTGTGGATTTTTTCATGACCACAACCAGTAAATCACTGATGTACGTTGTCGGCGTCCAGTTGTTCGCACCGGCCGACGACACATTAAACGTCAGGGTGACATGACCCCGCCCTGCCGGCATATCTATCACCGATGAGAACACCCGGCTGACATCCGTTGCCGGTTCATGGAAAATCTCAACCCCGTTCTTCAGCACCTGCAGCTTACAGGTGGAATACCAGTACGACTGCTGATTCGGGCTGTTGAAATTCTGGTGTTTCGTCCCGCGAAACAGCACCGGGGGAATGATGATCTGCCGGTCGAAGCCCTGGTCATCGTAAACTGTGACGGTTACCGTCCCGCTGGCATAACTGTTATTCCGGGGAAAGGCTTTCCCCACCGTCTTCACCAGGTCGCCTTCAATCTGGTTTGCAGACAGTTTCCCTCTGATGACACAGTTCTCGTTAATGGTGACATTATTGAGCGTGCCGGTATTCGCGGTAATTGCTCCGCTGATATCCGCGTTCCTGGCTGTCAGCTTCCCTTCCGGCGTCAGGGAAAACGTCGGGGGGTTGCCGGATGACGTGATACTCACCGCAAACAGGCGTTTCAGGAACACGTCGTTCATGAATATCTGATCGCCCTGACCAACAAACATCGGCTTTGTGTTGCCATTCGCAGGATTAATCATCGCAATCCTGTCTGCCGCCAGCAGCACCTGACTCTGCATTCCTGCTGGCGTATTCTCAATACCGGCACCGATACCCGCAATATAAAGGCGTCCGTCCTTCATCTGTTGCAGCTTCACAGCCCACATGCTGTTCAGATTATTATTTGTATCAACCTGAACCTTCTGTATCTGCTGGATCGCTGCACTCTGGTCTTCCAGTTTCTTATTGACGGTCTGCGTGATTTCATTACTGACATCCGTGATGGACGTTCTGATTTCCGCCAGGTCAGGCGCAAGCTGACCGTTATCAATCTGAGTCCACAACTCCTGAGCCAGATGGGTTTTCCCTATCTCTCCTTTGAAAAAATCCAGATAGCCGGATGCATCATCACTCGGCTGGCCAACAGCCTCCACAAATGCCGATTTGCCAACGGTGTTCACACTGCGGATATAAAAGTAATAATCATGGCCCGGTTTGATATTGATACTGGCGGCTATCCAGTACAGCCCCGTGCCAAGGTAGCGGGCTGTGGTTTCAACCTGCCTGATATCGGTAATCCGCGTTTCCGAAAACCAGAACTCAAACTGTACCGTCGGGTCATACACCGCAAGACGCGGGACCGCTGTTATCTGAAAATAGCCCGGTGTCAGCTCAATCGTGGCGGGTACCGCAGGTGCATTAATCCTGAACGTGGTGGTGGCCGGTTCCCCCTGCTGGCCATAACTGTTAATTGCCCTGACTGTCAGGGTGTATTCCCCGAGCGGCAGACCACTGAAACGATGCTCTGTATCCGCAGTGATGGCGGTGGTCACCAGACGGCTGTCCTGACCGCTTCCACTGGTCAGGCGCAGACTGAAGCGCACGCCCTTCACCACCCGCGGCGTGTCCCATTTCGCCTGCGCCAGATACTGGCTGTCAGCTGCACTCACCTCCACCGTCAGGTGCTGCACTGCCGGTGGGATAACGCTGTTCAGGGTGCCTGACTGCGGCTCAAAGCTGGCCCCGTTATCCACGATGGCTTCTTTCTCCGGCACATGCTGCACTGCCGTGATGGCAAAGGTACCGTCCGTGTTTTCCCGGATGGAAACACAGCGGAACAGGCGACGACGCAGTGACGGCAGGGAGAGTCCCCATACACCGTATGTCTCCACACCATCAGGCAGGGTGCTGACCTGTATCCGGTCCGGCGCGGGGTGTGCAGTGATGGCCACGCTCACCGGCTTACCGCTGCCGTTAATCAGGTTCACCGTGGCGGCACCTGTCTCCGGCAGGGTCACCTCACGGTCCAGTGTCAGGGTGCGGCTGGCGGCATCGATGGACAGGATACGTCCGCCGGTCATGGTCCCGGCATAGTCGTTATCACAGATTTCAATAATGTCACCGGGTGTGTGACGCAGCCCCTGTGACCCGAGCGTGAAATCCACCGTCTGCGTTTCCAGCAGTCCGGTCTTTATCACCCACAGCCCGGCACGGTGGGCCTGACCGCGACTGGTGCAACCGAACGCATCCATCTTCAGCAGGTTGCGCCCGTAGCGCAGTATGGCTTCCGGGTCTTCCACCAGTTCCGTGGAGGTCTGCCAGCCGTTATGCGGGTCGGTGTAATTCACCTCCACCGCCGTGTGGCGGTCCTTCAGGGCGCTGAAGCTGTAGAGAAACCCCACGCCGTTATCATCCACCACCACATCGCAGTTGGTGTACGGCCACACCACATCCGACGGGCGGTCCTGAACGAACGTCAGCGTCTGGCCGTTCCATACCGGCATACAGCGCATCGCCGAGCAGAAATCACTGAGAACGTCCCACGCCTTACGCTGTTGTGACAGGTACGCATTAAAGGTCATCCGCGGCTCTGTGCCCCCGAAACCATCCGGGACCGTCTGGTCGCAGTACTGCCCGATGGCATACAGCGCCCACTTGTCCACATCCGCCGCCCCCAGACGTTTTCCCATTCCGTAGCGCGGGTGGGTCAGCATGTCCCACAGGCACCAGGCCGGGTTATTGCTGTATGCCGGTTTCAGGCTGCCGTCCCAGATACCGCTGTAAGTGCGTTTTTCCGGGTCATAGTTTGACGGTACCTGAATGATGCGACCGCGGATATGGTAGTTCACCGTCATCTGCTGGCCACCAAACTGCTCCGCATCCACCTGCAGCCCCACAATCGCCGTGTTCGGGTAGCACTGTTTCACATCGATGATTTCGGTGTATGACGACCAGAGCGTCTTATTCTGCAGCTGGTCCGGGGTGCTGTCCGCTGTCTCCCGGACCATCCGGATGTTAAAGGGCCGGGGAGGCAGATTATCCAGAATCACCGACGCCAGGTACTGTGAGGTGGTCTTGCCGTTAATGGTGACATCCTTTTCCGTCACCCAGTTACCGTTACGCTGCAACTGAATCAGCAGTCGGACAGAAGAGGGATTACGGTCGCCCTTTGAGGTGGTCTCCAACAGTGACTGCACCCCGAAGGTGACCCGCAGGCGGTCAATGTTCGCGGATGTAATGGTGCGCGTCACCGGCTTTGCCTTCGTCACTTCCACGCCCAGTGCGGTTTCAGCTCCGGAGGACTCAAAGCCTTCAGGTGGTGTCTGCTCCTGCTCCCCGGCGCGCCAGACCGCGGTCACACCATGTATCACAGGATTACCGTCCGTGTCCGTCAGCGGGGTTTTGTTCACCAGAATACTCTGCAGCCCCTTCACCGGACCTTCAATCGGCCCTTCACCAATGGCGTCAATCACGCTCATCATCTGCGTGGACTTAAGATTGTCCTTTGCCTCAACCGGCGTGTGCCCCTTGCCGCCCCCTTTACCCACTCTGTCCCCCTCTCCTGTCTGATGTCTGAATCTGTTTATGCCAGAAAACAACAGGCACCCCGGAGGGTGCCTGTGTCATGACGGAATAAAATTTCTGAAACTCTTCACATTTCCGGCAATTGCCTGTAGCCGCAATAATGACGCTGCATTACTTTTTTGATGCCTGAAAAATAACTCCATAACGTTAATCTTCATCGTTCTCTCCCGCAGCTCCGCTAACTCTGCGGGATTTTTTTATTTTCATCCCCGCCCGATAACCACCACTTTCCCGTCTCCGCCTTCATCACGGGTGCTGATGTCCTGGGATATCCGTCGTGAACCAACCAGCATTTCACCGTAAGGCACCGGCATCGGGTTCCCCTGAGCAATCATGTTGTCCAGTGAGGAAAAGTACGTGTTCTGTCTGCCGTTATCCGTTGCGCGGTAATCCGGTGTTTTTGCCTTCGGGGCAAGCATCTGAGCCACACCACCCAGTATCATGCTGGCCCCCAGTGAAAACAGCATCGTGGTGGCAGAAAAACCACCGGCTGCCAGGGCTGAACCCCATAACGCCATTGATGCCCCGGCAGTGAAGAAAGAGCCCACGATGGCTGCCGCCCCCAGCACAATCTGCAGTCCACCCTTTCCGGCCCCGGCCAGTCGCGGCACAATGTGGATGACCGTTCCCTCACCCAGCTGTTCGTGAAGACGGGCGTACACCGCCTCCGGTGCCGTGTCCTCACCGCGAATACGTATCTGGTACCAGCCTTCGTTCATCTGACGGCGGAATCCCGGCATCTGCATCGACAGGGCACGGATGGCTTCCGCTGCCGTGTTCACATACAGGCTGAGGCGGCGGCCAAATCGTTGTAAATCCCCGTGAAGGCAGATACGTGCCAGTGGCGGTGACGCCAGGCTGAATGCGTTCGTCGTTGCCATTTTTCGGAATACCTCTCCCGTTTACTCAGTTGTTCAGGCAGATGGTGAAGCAGCTCACCGTTGCCGCAGTATATGGCGGCATGATTGGCCACCGATGCGCCAAAGCAGCACAGCAGGATATCGCCCGCCTGTGCAGAGGACAGGGGCACCCGGTAAAAGCCTGTGACCGCCATATTGTCCAGGTAAAGGTTCTGACCGTTGCGCCACCAGTCATCCTCACGCTCAAAATCCGGCATATCAATTCCCGCCAGATGGTAGGCATCCCGGAACAGCGTGTAACAGTCCGTCACCCCGTGCTCAAAGCGCCGTCCTGTCAGATGTGGCACACAGCGGAATTTATGAATTTCCCCCCGGCAGACCAGCCACCAGAACAGTGCACTTTTTATCTGCAGCCGCCGGTCGGCCTCGCTCAGCCAGGGCAGACCACCGGGATGACTGTGGACCAGTGCCACAATCTCCCCCTGCATCTCTGCCCGCAGCCAGTCTTCCGGTGCGATACGAAAATACGCCTCCGGCTCTGCAGAGATATTCACACAAGGGATATACCGTTCCCCCTCCGGCGTGCTTATCACGAAGCCGCACGACTCCGCAGGCGCACACCGCCGGGCATGCGCCAGAATCGCTGATTCAGTCTGTGTCATAAAACAGGATTTACTGCGAAAGTTTATTGATGGAAAGGAAACCGCCAAAATTGACCGCCATGCCGCGCATCTCACACCCGCGCATGCATTTACTGCATCTGTCCTTCCGGATATCCGTGGTGGGGTTGTCGAACTCATCCGCCACTGCCGGACCGTTATACCCGCATTCATCGCCCCGGTAATCCCACATACAGGTGTTCGCCAGCATGATGCGACCGGGAAACAGCGCCCCGTCCGTCTCCGTCGGTGTCGCCAGCACAAACGAGGCCGTCATGGCCGTCAGCGATGACATCTGCTCCACCACCCACCGGTCCGTCAGCTCCTGCTCAGGGTCTGCCTCAGGATTGCCTGCCACAAAATTCACCGCATCCAGAAAACGGGCATACACCCGGCGGCGGACCACCGTGGCCCCCACCAGGCTCTGCAAATCCTCCGCCATCCCGGTGACAAGGCCGAAAAGATTGGACACCGTCAGCGACGGGCGGGCACTGCTGCCCTTTCCGTTCATCTCAAAGCCGCTGCCCTCAATCGGGTACGCCTGATATTCACGCCCCTGCCAGGTCACCGGCTCCCCTTTTTCATTCAGCTCATTACAGAAAAAATACCGCTCACCGCCCTGCACCGTCAGGTCAATTTCCCAGAGCACCACCCGCGGTGACTGCTCTGATTTAACCGACTCGTTCAGGCTTTCTTCATGAATATTCTGCATCAGTTCACCACCTGCTCAATCGTACAGCTGAAATCACTGTACCGGGCGTTATCCGTGACGCTCCACTCCCGGCACACCACCCTCACCGTCCGGTTATGTTTCGGCGGTCGCCACAAAAAGGCACGGTAACCACCATGCCAGGATAAAAATTCATCCAGCCAGCGCCGGGTTGACTCATCCGTCACCCGGAACACCGCCTGAAACGTCTTCAGTTGAGGATTCAGCCCTGTGGGGCGGCGCTGTTCATAACCGTCACCAAACCGCACCCTCACCACCGACGGCTTCTCACTCACCTGCATCCCTTCACGCGGGACCAGATGCAGCGTTTTTATCTCAGCCACTCAGCATTCCTCCGTCACGTCGCATGGACAGCATCACCGCCTGCACCCGCTGGTCAATCAGCTGCACAAGACTGCCTGCCGCCTCCGGCCCTATCTGTCCGTTAGCCCCGTCATTCTGAATGGCGATGTGGTAGACCGGGGAATACACCAGACCAGCACTGCCGTTCATACTGCCCACGGCGCGTACGCCCAGCGAGCCATCCGCCGCCCGGGTCAGGGGCATAATGGCTTCAGGTCCGGCTTCCCCCATCAGCCCGGCCCCTTTTGCAAACGCAAAGTACGTGGGCGTGTCCACAATGCTGTTGCTGTACGCGCTCAGGTTTGCCGAGGTATACACGCCGCCTTTTGCATTGACCACCGCACCGCCCAGCCAGTCACCAATGCTGCCAAGAAATCCTCCTGCACCGGACATACCGTTTGCCGCCGTCTTGATCCCGTTGACAATCGCGGCATTCATAAGAACTTTTGATATTTCCTGCAGCACTGATGAGGCCCAGCTGCGCCATTCCACTTTATTTCCGTTCAGCATCTCCGTGATGTTATTCACCATCCCTGAGATACCCTCCGTCGCAAGCTGTGCTGCCTGTGAGGCGTAATCGGACGCATTATCCACCCAGTTACTGAATCCCTCCTGCAGCCCTTTCTGCCAGTCCGCACGCTGCACATCCGATTCGGCATAAAAGGCTTCCTGCTCTTTCAGACGTTCACTCAGATACTGTGCATTCTGCGCCAGCGCCTGTCTGTAAAAATCCTCACTGTTATCCCCGGTCTGATACTGAGACTGAAGGTCCGCATCCTTCTGGCGGAAGCTGTCGCGGATCTGCTGCAACTCCCGCATGCGTTCTCTGGCTCGTTCCCCCTGCCCGTACCCCAGCAGTTCAGCATCATTCGACGCACGCGCAGCCGCATTCTCATTCTTCAGTGTCTCTTCCCGGGATCGCAACTGTTCCCGGATTTTTTGCTGGTCAATCAGGGTCGCGTTACGCAGCAGTTCCTGCTTCTGCATCTCCGTCAGGGTTTTCAGTTCGCCCTGCGCAGTCTGGTACTTCAGCTTCGCCAGCTCTGTATACTGACCCGCCAGTGCCAGTTGCTCTTTCTGCTGCTTCAGCAGCCGGGAAAAACTGTCTTCCGCTTTTTCCGTCTCTGATTTTCCACCCCGGGATTTGGGTTTATTCGCCTCGTTATTGCGCCAGGCTTCCAGGGCATTACTGATATAACGTTGTCTCGCCTCCTGATACGGATCACCCACAAAACCGAGGTCATCCGCCGCATATCCCAGCCGGACACGCTCTTTTTCTTCCCCTTTCAGTCTGGACAGGGCCAGCTCACGCTCTGTTTTTGTCAGGGCACTCTGCTGTTTATCATCCAGGGTGGCCTGTGGCAGCCGTAACGGCACATTCACCAGTCCCTGCCGCTGCTGAAGCAGTTCATTCCCCAGCCCCAGCAGACGGTTAAATTCCGTATGCTGAACATTCATCTGCAGCAATGCCTGGTATGCTCTGTTCTGCTCTGCTGCCTCCTCGCGTATCCTCGCCACACGGTTGTATTCCAGTGACGCCAGAGCTTCCTGTACAGACTTCGCCTTTTCCTGCATCTGTGTCAGTCGTGACTGTTCAACCGCCAGTTTGCCAGTTGCCTCCGCAAGGCCATGGGTTATAATCTCCACACCTGAACCACCCTGTGGATTTTCCTGCAGCCAGCGCTGATAGTCAGCAATCTGTGTTTTCAGTCCCCGGACTTTACTTTCCTGCTCAGCAATCAGACGATTCTGCTCTTCCAGTGCCTCGCGAGTTTTACCCTCATTATCAGCCAGTTCCGGAAGGGTCATTCCCGGTACCTTTGCCCGGATTTCATCAATCGTCGATGCATACTGACGGGCGGACTCCCTGGCCTGTTCCTGATTCTGGTACACCGTGTACCAGGCACCGGCTCCCAGCATCAGTAAACCGGATATCCCGCCGACAAGCGAAAGCAGGGATGCCGCGCCACTTTTCAGCATTCCCGTAACCGACGTGGCATTCTCCAGCGCCTTCCTCGAGGCCGCCACCGCCTGATTCGACTGTACCAGTGCGGCATTGGCCACAATCATGGCCCGGCGTTTTGCGACGGCATTCTGTGTGGCCAGCGCCTCCGCACTGCTATTTCTGGCCAGTGCAAGTTCAGCCTGTGCCAGTTGCCAGGCACGTTCTGCCGCCAGCGCGTCAGCTGCCGCCTTACGCTGCACCTGAACAGCCGCATCTGCCTGTGCGGCTGCAAGGGCAACCGTCCCGGACTTCGCCGCGATCAGCTCTGTGGTGACCTTTCCCACGCCTGCGGCCATATTGCCAAAGTACCGGGCCACCCCGACGGCAACCAGCGCCCCCGCGGCTGTTGCCACATTATCAATCTGTCCGGCAACACCGTTCAGCACGCCGGAGAGCGTTTTCGTCGCTCCGCTGGCTTCATTCGCGCCACCCACCCAGGCCATAAAGGCGTTTTCCACCTTTGTGATCCCGTCAGAGACCGTTTCCGGCATGGCGGCATATTCATCACGCAATACCCCCAGCTGGCTGATTAACGCAGGAACGACTTTATCCGCCGTCAGTTTGCCGTCGTCCGCCATCGCCTTAAGGTCTTTACGGGCCACGCCCATACCCGCAGCCAGTGCACGTATGATCCGGTCTCCGCTTTCATTGACCGAATTAAATTCCTCACCCCGTAACACACCCTGTGCCAGCGCCTGGCTGAACTGGGTGATCACCGAGCCCGCCTCTGCCGTACTGGCACCGGATATTTTCAGCCCTGTCGAAATGGCCTCCGTCACCTTCAGTACATCACCGGCACTGTAACCATATTCACGCATCGAGGCAGCCGAACGGGCAAACAGGGCCGCATTATCCGAAAATGCCGTGCCTGTCCGCTGGCTGATATCCATCAGCACTTTCTGTGATGACGAAAATTCATCAGATGACTGCGACGCCTGTTTCAGACGGGCATTCACGGAACTCCACTCATCAGCCAGTGAAATCAGGTGTCCGGTGGCAAAGGCACCGGCAAATGCGCCAGCCATTCCGACAGCAGAACCGCGAATTTCCGTCAACTGGCTGTTCAGTTCTGCCAGGGCACGTCGCTGCTCCCGGGCTGCCGCAGCGGCCTGACGCCCGCCATTCTGCAGGGTCCGGTAATATTCACTGCCCATACGGGACGCCCGCTGGATCTCCGACTGGAATGACTGTGAATTTGCCGAAATTTTGATAATCAGTTCACGTAACGTCGCCATTCACCTTTCTCCGGGCAAAAAAAACCTGCCACAGCAGGTTTTCATCATTATTTATGACATTGCTGCAAGGCTCAGCGCGTCTTCCAGCGCCGCAAACGGATCCACCTCCGGCTTATCCTCATCCTCGCCCCAGCAGAGCATGGCGTCCTTCAGTGCAACATTCATCCCCTGTGCCCCGAAAACCGCTTTCACGATCTGTGCATTACGGATATCCCCGCGCTCATCACCCAGCGGGGATACCCTGTCGAACTCCATCCACATCATCGCCTCGCTCGCACTCAGGCTGTGCCGCAGTTCGGATAAGGTGCGCCCCAGACGGAGCGCAAGTCGCATCAGAAAGCGAATTTCCGGGCGGGCTACTTTTTTCTGGCCGACTCTGCATCAGCGATCAGTTCCAGTGCCTGACGCAGCAACCGGGCATGTACCGGACCATAGACGGCCAGCACCTGCTCACGGTCGTCCGGAGTGAACACCCGTTGCAGGTCAATATCACACAGGACATCGCAGAACAGCGTCACATCCGCTTCCAGGTTACGGCGGGTTTTCGCCACCACCGACAGGGTATCGTCATCCTCTCCATCACCATTGAGCACTTCCTGCCACAGATACCAGGCCTCTGCCGAAGGCTCCCGCAGCACCACGCTGACATTTCTCCATTCCGGCACCTTCACCGTTTTATGACGGAACCCCGACAGTCTGGCCAGCGCCAGTGTTTTCAGATCTTTTGCCATAAGCCTTATCCGCCCGCACCATTAACCGTTACTGTACACGCATCAGAGGTAATGCTCTGCGGCTGTTCTGCAGAATCCGTTACCTCGCAGGTATAAGCCCCCTTATCACCTGACTGCGTATTGGCTTTACTGAAAGTGTCAGTAGTCTGTCCCTCTACCGGCTGACCATCCTTCTTCCAGGCGTGTTTATAAGGCGGCGTTCCCCCGTTGACACTGACTGACATTGTCAGCAGCGCACCGGTATTCATGGTAAGTGTCTTCTCCGGATTTTTCACAAACGCCAGCGGTACCACATAGGACACCGGTTTACCCTTCAGGCGAAGTGAAAACGTTGCAGCCACCACGCCGTTGGTACCGGATGACCAGGTGTGCTGACGCACTTCCGCCAGGAACTTAAAGCCCTTACCGGACGGAAACTGCACCTTAAACGCATACACCGTGTCATTGTCATAGGCATCACGCAGGGCGTTCTGGGCCTGATTCAGATAAAAATTACCCGACATGGAAATCTCGGACGACGCCCCCAGACCGTTGATGTTCTCCTGCTCTGTGGAGCAGAGCGTGGTCACATCAATATCCTGTTTCTGACCGGCGGTGAACTGGACTTCCTTGATGGTGCAGTCCAGGCGCAGATATTCCGCCTTATCCATAGTTTCAGCAGTCGCCGGGGCAGATGAAATCATCACCTGCGTCAGCTGTGAGCGTTCATACAAAGCAGACATTCTGCCTCCTGATAATAAAAAACCCGCACGCGGCGGGGTATGGGTTTTGTAGAAAAAAAGAAAAAGTCACACCGTGACCTGAAACTCCAGGGTTGCACGGTAACAGCGGTTTTCCGGAATATAGTCCTGCATTTCACTGACGGATCCCGGGGCCAGCAGCATTATGGCTTCACGGGCGTCCTGACGTATCTGACGCGCCTGCGTCACAGTCCCGGCATAAACGTCTATCTGCACCGACACTGAGGACTCCGCCTGCCCGCCCATCACGTCCGCCGACACCGATGAAATCAGGCTGAAAACCACCCACGGAAGCGCCACCGACGGCCTGCCATCCAGCAGGGGGACCACATACGGGTACACCTGCCCGCCGGCAAGATGCGCCAGATAAGGATACAAATCCACCTCCGTCATCGTCTCAGTATCTCATCAATGGCCCGGTTCATCCGCGCAATCGCCACCTGAGCTGCCTGTTCACTGCGCACATCAAACGCCGGGCGCACAAACGGGTGCGGTGGCATATTCACGGTCCCCATTTCCACAAACCGCCAGTAGAAAGCGTTGCGCGGGTTATCCGCCTTCATGGTGTTATCGCTGTTACCGGTGTCCGGATTAACACCACGGATATGGACACCGGATTCCATCCCGCCATCGCGGGAGCGCCGGGAAAGGACCACCACATTGCGGCGCAGTTTTCCCCTGCGTACCGGTGCCCGTGACACCACTTCTTCTTTCAGCACATTCGCACCCGCACGGGTTGCCTCACGCAGCACCCGGTTATTTTCCGCACCACTCAGAAGCTGCAAATCGCGGCTGATGTCCTCCAGCCCCGAAAAATCCAGCAGGGTTTCGATCATTTTTCCCCTCCCAGCCGACAGAGAATTTCCAGACGCCCGCCGGTCGCATCCGGCACGGGCAGCCCGACAACGTTCAGGATCCGGTCACGCCATGGACCACTCAGCACATGAAGTCGTGACGCTGCCGTGATTTCCCGGCCGGACTGACCGCGCACCCAGATGCGGATTTCCGCCTGCGCCATTTCCGCACCGGACTGCATCCGCTCCCGGCTGCTCCTGCCACGGATATCCGCATGAATTTTCCCGCATGACACCCATTCTTCTGTCATTTCTCCGGCAGCATTACGGGTTAACACCGGCTTCAGAACACTTATCATCTGTGTCAGACGACCTGCAGATATTGCCATTCCTCCCTCCTCATAACACCGTCGGACAACGCAAATCGTAAATCAGCACGGACACAGAAAACGGCAGTTCCCCCTGCACGAGGTCTTCCCGCTCAGCAAGATCCGGATTCCGGTACAGCATCCCGGTCAGTCGCATGGCAGCCCCCTTCATCCGGGTTAATGCCTCGCCCGGGATCAGCTCACCGTCCTCACTAATCACTTTATCCCGGCTGCCCTGAATGTAGGCCAGCAGCACGGCGGTAGCCTGACGAACCTTGTCCATCAGCATGTCATCATCCGCGTCATGGTCAACACGCAGATGTGCCTTGATCTCTTCCAGTGTCAGTAATGCCGTCATTTTCCGCCTCCTGCATCCCGTCCACGTTTTGCAGCCAGGGTCCAGCCTGATGAATGAGCTTCTCCGGGTTTATCACCGGTCATACTGTTGCAGTGCCACAGCGAGCCCCCCCACGTCACCGTATCACCGGGGTGGTAGGTTTCACCGGCTCTGAACACACCGCGGTAGAGCATCACCGGCAGGGAAAATGTTTTTTCCGTACGCTGGCCACTGCTGTGCCGGATCACCACAGAGAACAACCGCTCCCCCGTCATACTGACGTCAATATCCGCCACCCCGTCAACCAGGCATTCCCATCCCCGCATCCCGTGCGTTTTTTCATACGCCCGCCAGAATCCTCCCAGGTGTGTGGCATACGTGCCCCGGGGAAAGGATTTTTGATCGTCAATAGCGGGGAGCACTTCCAGAGCCGTGGCATCACGCCCGTCCTGCGGAGCCGGCAGGGCATTCACCGCCTCCAGAACCGCCTTCCGCAGAACATCCGGATCGTAATCACGACCATCACGCGGAGCAGGGATATGGCTTACAGCCTCTTTCACCATCTGCTCAAGCATCGGACGCACATCATCGGGGGTGATACTTTTGCCGTCTGCCGGCACCGGTATTTTCGCGACCGCATCATTCACCGCCTGCTTCAGTACTTCCGGATCGTAGTCACGACCATCACGCGGAACAGGAATATGGCTTACCGCCTCTTTCACCATCTGCTCAAGCATCGGACGCACATCATCCGGGGTGAGACTTTTGCCGTCTGCCGGTACAGGAATGCTCCCGACAGCATCATTCACCACCTGCTTCAGTACTTCCGGATCGTAATCACGACCATCACGCGGAGCAGGGATATGGCTTACGGCCTCTTTCACCATCTGCTCAAGCATCGGACGCACATCATCGGGGGTGATACTTTTGCCGTCCGCCGGTACCGGAATATTCGCAACCGCATCATTCACCGCCTGCTGCAGTACATCCGGATCATAATCACGACCATCACGCGGTACCGGAATGGTCCCCACAGCGTCATCCACCATCGCCTGCAGAACCGGATGTACCTCATCCACCGTCACATGCTTCTGTAATACCGCCGACAGGGAAGCCAGTTTCTCTTCAAACGCTTGTGCCTGCGCGGCCATCTTCTCCTCAAATGTGCGCTGTAAATCCGCCAGCACCGTGGCGAATTCTTCTCCCAGTGCACGAATAATGGACAGTTCCCGTTCCGTCATTTTCGCAGTATCCCCCTCAACATCGCTTTCACCGCACCATGCTCTGTTTCACTGATTGCCTTATTACCGTCAGATGCGCCGTCAGGCAGTTGGGCTGAAACTCTTTTCCCGGACGACGCAAACGGATCTTCACGGGCATCACGACGGGACAGCGCCTCCAGACTGTAGTTCTGCTGCTGAAGATACAGTGCATCACCTCCCGCAAGGGGCGGCAGGTTCTCACGTTTACGGGCCTCATTGGGCGTGAGAAGCGTATTTTTCACCGACTCACCCAGCGTTTTCATGCGCCGTTCGCTGTCCATTCTCAGCAGCGTGGTGACGTCAAACTCCGTACTCTCGTTTTCCCCCGTTTCCAGCGCCTCATCCAGTAACAGTTCAATGGACTCAATCAGCGTCTGCAGGCACTGGGAATAATACTGCTGCTCCAGCGCCTCCACGTTGTCACTGGAAGGTGGCTGGCCAACGCCAATCTTGTAGGCCGGGACACGGAACACCGAACAGACAATTTCAGCGGTCATCTTCAGTTGTTCCACCGTCTGCGCATCCACCGGTGAAAACGTCGTGGGGTTGTATTTTGCCCCGTTGCTCAAAATGGCCGTTTTCCCCGCATTTTCGCCGGTATACCCGCTGTCCCAGTTGCTCTTCAGTTTTTTCGCATTTTCTTCCGTAATACTGCCGGGGATCTCAATCACCCCGGACGGCCTGCCGCCATTTCTGAAAAAAGACGTCGAATTTTCCTGAATATGATGCCCCTGCGTGGCCGCCAGCCCGGCGGCATACACCGGCGGCAGCCCCACAAGCGGATGAAAAAAACAGTTAAACCGGTCGTGGATCACTTCCCGGGCAGGCACCGTCACCGCCTCCGTGATCCCGCAGTTCCGGTCCGGCGTGATGCGATAGAACACCTCGCCGTCATCCGCCACCAGAGGTTCAACCCGGCTCCAGTCCAGAATACGCAGTTCTTTGATCTGCCCCCGGGAGTTACGGATTTTCAGCACCACCGTATTGCCGTGACGCAGTTTGGCGTTCAGCCACAGTTCAAAAAACTGGATACGATTCTGCTGTGCATTGGGACGACGACAGAGACGGGCAATATCCCCCTGCCGTTTTTCACAGCGGATCCCCTGTGTATCCGTCTGCATCAGGCGCAGCCGCATTTTGGCGATATCCTGGGATATCAGCGAAATGCAAGAAAACACCGCATGAAAGGAGAGGACACTTTCCGGATCGGCTTTCACACCCTGCTGCCAGGCGCCGGCAAAGGGCTCAGCCACCGCCTGAAACAGGCTGGTCCAGCCCACCTCTTTTACATCACGTCCTGATTTCTGGTTTTTTCGGGTTCGTCGCAAAAGGTTCCACATTCGCTATGCTCCGCATCATGTTTCTTTTTCTGACCCGCCGGACGTCGCGCTGTGATGTACTCCGCCTTTCCCAGGCGAACCAGCACCTCCGCACACGGCTGTGCGACATCCCGGATATCCCCGGGCCGGGCATCATGTGTACCCTGCAGATATCGGATTTTTGCCATCAGTTACTGCGGGACGCTCTCACCTCCCGCCCTCCTCATCAGACTCAGCCGCCGGACGCACTGCCGTAGTTCACACCGGTGATCACAGCCACCGCCGCAGTACGGCGACGACGCCAGTTGATCCAGCGCTCCGCACGGATGGCCACGCTGCCGGTCTGGAACATGGAAACCAGCTCCACCGGCGACGGTGTGGTGCTGTCGCCGCCCGGCTCAGACTGCATTTCCAGTGACGCTTCACGGGACATATCCACTGCCACACCGCCGTCATCCGCCAGATAAATATCCGGTGCATTCACCAGTACCAGCTGGTCACCCACATACTGGGAGACAATCACCGGAAGCCCCTGAAAGGTCCCGCCCAGCAGGGTCATGTCCGGATATTCCTTCTGACCCAGCGCATTTTTACGCATGGACAGCGCCAGGGCATTCGTGCTGGACATCAGCCAGACAGCACCAGTGGGCTGCAGATTTGCCGTCACAAACTGGCCAAACGCGGCCTCGGCATCCGCATCCGGGTTACCGGTTGATGCCGTGCCCTTCACATCATGGGTGATGGACGCCGGGGAGACATCTGCCACTGCAGCTTTTTTCGGGTCCACAAAGTCTGTGTCCAGACGCGCCACCACCGCTTCTGCCAGCGCATTACGGACCAGTGCATCAGCTGCCGGACTGGAAAAGCGGATCAGCTCTTCCGTCAGTACCGCAATGGCCGACACCTTCGCATGACTGAAGGTGATGGACTCAAAATCAAACTTCGTCAGGGGTCTGGCCTTACCCTCCCCCACCCAGCCGGCAGCACCGCCGGACACCTGGGCATGCACGCGGATATTGAACGGCACCAGACGAAGTGCAGGGATCCCGCCCTGACCAAATCGCCCGATAATGGTCTGCGGACGCAGGTAATCAATAAAGTCCTGCGCATATTCCTGATATTCAGACAGGCTGCCTGCCCACTGTGGGTCCGTGGTGGTCCCTGCCCCCACCGCCGATTTCAGGACATGATGCAGACGACTGTCATCCGGATACTGACGACGGGCCACTTCCAGGGCTTCAGAGCGGACACCTTTAGCCGCGGCCAGTGATTTGGCAAAGCGGGCGAAACCAATCCCCTTCTCCAGTTTCTGCTCAACACAGATCACCGGCGCTGAAGCCACCGTGGCCACATTCCCGTTACCGGCCTGTTTCACCGGCTGTGCCGTGGCGGCCTTACTGGTTTCCAGTTCACGCAGACGCTTCAGGTGCGCATCCACCTGACGGATTTCCGCTGCGGTGTTGTCGTAGTGCTCTTCCTCTTCCACATCCAGTGTGCGGCCTTCCTCTGCGGCTTTGTTCATGATCTCCTCAAGGGAGGCTGCCAGCGCCGCACGCTTGTTTTCAAAACTTTTAATCTGTTCACCAGTATTCATTGCTGACTTTTCCTTATGAAAAGAGGTTATTGACTGTGCCGAAGCGCCGGCAGAAGATGCGATTTTCACCACCGGTCTCCGGTTGCCGGACGCGGCAGAAAACGGGCTGCCGAAAGATTTAATGGTCCGGATGGTGCATTCCGCATTCGCGGGCACGGTGACGGCAGACACCTCCATCAGTTCCCAGCGCAGAAAATGCAGTCCGCCTCCGTCCAGATAAGTGTATTCATGGGGCCGGAAGCCCACAGAAAGCCCCCTGACCAGCCCGGTCTTAATGGCAGCCCAGGCTTCATCCAGCCGGGCAGCCAGCTGCGACGGCATATCCGGTACGGGCTTCACCAGTGTTGCCGTGATTTCCAGACCTTCACTGACCCGGCGTACCGTACACTGGCCCACCGGACGGGAATAGTCATGCTGCCAGAGAAACGGGATCGCACTGCCAAACTCCGCCCCCTCCGGCTCCAGGATGTCACCATCCCGATCCGGAGAAGGCGTTGACGCAATCCCGGTGATCACCCGTTCATCCTCACTGAAGGATTTCACCGTCAGCAGGGAACAGGCCCGTTTAAGAGTCACATCAGCCTCCTGAAAATAAAAAAACCGCCGCAGCGGTTCATGATGGTTACAGGGTGAGCAGGGTTATATGAAAAAAACCTCATACGCTTTCTTTTTCGGTTCCGGATTCAGGGACATCAGGGACACCGCATTGAAGAGCGCCATCAGCGGGTCAATTTTTCCCCGTCCGCTGGCCTGTTTGGTGATAAGAATGGCGTTACCTTTAGGCTCCACCCGGGCATTGCCAACGCACCAGGCCATCAGTGGCTGACCACCATGCACCAGCACTCCCTCAGCCAGTTTGCGCTCGGTGGTTTTGATGGCCCCGCCCAGCTTCCAGCCCTGGCTTATCCCCACCACACTCTCATCGGGGATCCCGGCTTCCGCCAGTGAATCCAGAATCTGCCCCACACCTGACGGGTCAATACCGATATGATCCAGTAACTCAGCCTCATGAATACGACGCACATACTCCGCCACTTCCGCCGTGTCATCCCCGACCCGACGGACAATCGTCATGTCTCCACAGGCCACAAAATCCTGAAACCGGGATGCCTCACTCTTCCGTCTGACCACCGCGGTTTCATGCACCCAGGCATGGCCCCAGCCCAGCCATTCGCGGGTTTCCCTGTCACGGCCAATCACGTACATTCCCAGCAGATCATCCAGGCCCCCGCCGTCAATCCCCACCGTCACCACATCAGCGCGCTGCAGGATATCGTCCAGGCTGACGCGCCTGCCCTGCTGCTCCCAGAAATCCGCGCCCGCCCAGCGGTCAGAACGCAGGGCAAGACCGATTTCCACATTGGCGTGTTTTGACATGAAGCCACGAAATGCTTCCTCACCAGCCTCCCGGGCTTTACGGTACTCCCGGTACAGAAAAGCCTCATCCACCGAATAACCGAGATTCGGGTTAACCATGGCGAGGTTTTCCATCAGCAGGTGAGCCCCGCTTTCCACCATTTCAGGAGGATGCTCAAAAATCACCGGCAGAAAGTGCGGATCATGAATTTTGCCGTCACGGACATCCCGGGCGTACTGCAGTTTCTGTCTGAACACCCCGGCAGGCGGTTCATTCGACTGGGTGGTTGTGTACACCACAAATCCTTCCGGACGGGAGGCAAGCCCGCCGATGGCTTCACGTAGCATGTCTTCCGCTTTGTACTGCTTGCCAAACAGCCACAGTTCATCAATCAGTGTCCCCACGGACTTGATACCGGACACCGTATTCGGATCGGCTGCCACCACCTTCAGGGTGGTGTCCGTCACCCGATGGGTGATGGTCCGGATATGTGTCTGCACCTGACAGAGGTCATCCAGATCATCGTCCCGTCGTACCATATCCCTGGCAGGGTTGAAGGCGTTAGCCGCCACCTCCACGGTCGGGGCCAGAATGGTGTAGCCCGCCGCCTGCCGCCAGTTCAGTAACAGCGCCGTCATCATGATCCCCGCGGCCAGCGTGGACTTACTGTTTTTCTTGGGGATAAGGATAAAAACTTCCTTGATATGGCGTACACCGGTCTGCGCATCATAGGAGCCAAACAGGGCCGCCACCAGGTCAAACACCCACTGTGCGCAGGACTCCCCGAACGTCGGGCTACCCGGTGCATCCACAATCCGCAGTTGTTTAAAAATCGCCAGTGCATGTGCAGCCTGGTCCGGATAAATCGGAGCCGGAATAATCGACAGTCCCTTTTTCAGGCGCTCTGCCCAGTCCGGACATGCCGTGCTCCATACAGGTATCATCCGCTTTCCTCATTCTGGTTATTCACCACCAGTCGGGGAGATGGTGGCACCGAAAAACGGTTAGCCGCTTTTTTCGCGGCATCACCTTTTGCCGATTTTTTACCGGCATCGCCTTTTTTATGGTGTGTGAACTGCGCCAGTCGCCAGGCCGCATCCAGTGCCAGTTTCGGGTCAATTATCAGGTTTTCCACCAGGATCTGCCCCATAGCTTTCACCGGATCGGGAAGACCATCCTCCATATATTCAATACCATGAGATATCACCGCGGGCGGAGGCATCTCCGGATTTGTTTCGTCCGGCTGTGGTATTGCAGCCACCTCACGGCGACGGGGTTTATCCTCCTGCTCTGATTTTTTCTGCCGGTAAACAGGAACCTCATCCACCTCCACCGTTTCGCACTGTTTACGGGCTATAAACGCGAGCACCTCCGGATCTTTTGCCAGCTGCGAGCCTTTAATCCTGGCGGTCTTCGCCGAATAACCGGCGGCAAGGGCTGACGCTGTTTTGTTTTTCCCGGACATGAGCGCCAGCGCAAATTTTCGTTTTTGCGTTGTCAGCACAGCCTCCTCCCGGGTCCATAACGCACTCAGCCGGGTATGGTTCAGCCCATTTTTCCCGGCGTCTCATGCCGCAAATGTTAACTGCTGCCTGGTTAACATTTGCTGAAAAAGCCAGTTAACATTTTTTTCGCACAACAAACTGAATAATAAAGATAAAAACCGAAAAAATGCCCGGGCAGCCAGTTAACATGTTAACTGGCCTGAAACAGGAATTTTTTCTCTGCATGAGACGGGGGGCGGTGTCCGGGGCGATCGTTTTTTTCGCCGGATGATCCCCCCCCCGGGGCGGGTCACAGTCCGATGATATCGTCTGCCCTGCCATGACCTCCGGCAGCGTCGGGTCCGGCATACCACTCGCCGTTTCACTGACTGACTTCTGGCGATGGCATTCGGTACAGAGCGTCCAGAGATTCGTCTCCTCATTACCACCACCGAACTGAAGTGCAATGCGGTGATCGAGTTCACTGTCACAAAGGTCAACCACACGCCCACAGAGACAGCACTGTCCGGCATCCCTCAGCCAGATACGACGCTTGAGGGAAACCCGGGCACTGCCACTGACCCGACGCTGTTCACCCTTCAGGACATTCACCCGCCGGGTATTCAGAGTTTTGATTCTGCCCGGTAACGTACGAAGCACGGCCATGTAAAATCCTCGCCATATAGCTTGTCACCAGAGGAAAGAAAATGTCACCGAAAAACCGGACCCGCAGAACAACAACCCGCAACATCCGATTTCCAAACCAGATGATTGAACAAATTAACATCGCTCTTGACCAGAAAGGTTCAGGTAATTTTTCAGCGTGGGTTATTGAAGCCTGCAGAAGAAGATTAATTAATGAAAAATATTCTCAATTTGTACCCAACAAAGACAAACACGACCAGAGCACCTGTTCAGACAGGTTTACTTAAACGACTTATATATGACACAAAAAGCGACCACTAAAGTCGCTTTTTCTTATGGTAACAGGCAATAACTCTCTCAGATATTTTTTAGCATTTTTTTGACCGCGCGTTTCCGGACGTATTCTGTTCTCCTGTCCCTTTATATCGTCGGAATACCCGCCGCTCTTCAAATCCCATTCCCAACTCAGAATGTAGTCTGTTGACCGCTTGTTTTATTTCGGTCAGGTTCACCGGTGAAACCGGAGTCCGGCGCGCCTTACGCAAACACTCTGCTCGTTTCTGTGCCGCCACTTTTCTTTTCTGGTCATCACTTAGCTGTACCATCACTTTTGCCCATCGTTCAGCTGCTCTCCGGTACAGTCCTTTTTTCTCCAGACATTCTGCCACGTGATCATGTAGCATAAGTGACCTCCGATTATCTACAGACTGCCATCCTGAATTTACCTTCCCTTAATGAAATAACAATAAAAAACAAACCACGCAAAAACAATAAAATAACACACAAAAAAAACTAAATAATAAACAAAAATAATCACCTTATTTTATTATTTTTTGAGGGGGCAATTACTGAACAAAAAACGCTGACTATATACTCAAAACCAAACAACTATTCTGCCAATCAGGTATCATGGCAACACACGGAATTACCGTGTTTTTGCCTTCTCTGCCCATACAATACGGGCATATACTTCATACTCTATTGTAATATTTCTATCCATGCGCCCCACTCCATTTACCTGTAAATAATATTCAAAATATTTATCACAGAAATCGTTTTTGGCCATGAACTGAGCACACTATAAAGTCCGGAACTGACTCTTTGTTAAATTACCTTAATGTTACCAGTAACACCTTCATAACAAAACATCACGGTATACACTGGGTACGGATATATTCCTGTGCTCCTTCCAGTTGCTTCTGCATTGCCATCAGCCGTTCTCTGAGGATGAAATAATCCCGTTCAGCGGCTTCTGCCAGTCGGGGACCGGTTGCATTACCCACGCCGGAGGTGATGGGGGCTTTACGCAAGGAGCCTGGACAGTTGGCGTTGATGCGCAGGCGCTTACGACCAGCGGCAACATCAGCACGCAGAGTTTCATTTTCAGCTCTCGCATCGGCTAATTCCCTCGAGTATCTGGCATCAAGTGCAGCGACATCACGCTGGCGTACCTGCATATCAGTAATTGTCACGTTCGCCAGCTTCAGCTCACTGGCTTTTTTATCGCGTTGCGCTTTGTAGGTAATGGCGTTATCGCGGTAATGATTAACAGCCCATGACAGGCAGGCGATAATGCAGATAACCAGAGCGGAGATAATAACGGTTACCCTGCTCATTGTTGCCCCCACAAACAGACTTCACGCTCAATCTCGCGGCGAGTCATCAGCCCTTTCCATTGCTTACCGCCAGCGTATGTCCAGCGCCGTAGCTGATCACATGCGCCTTTGATATCGCCCTGGTTTATTTTGCGAAGAAGCGTCGATGTTCTGAAATTGCCAGCGCCCACGTTGTAAACGAACGAGTAAAGAGCGCCGCGCGTTGTTTCCGGTATATCGACTTTGATGTACGGGTTAATTTGTCTGGCGACCGTGGCAAGGTCTTTATTCAGGAGGGCTTTGCATTCTGCTTCGGTATACGTTTTACCGGGCATGATGTCTTTTCCGGTGTGTCCGTGACATACAGTCCATACGCCAACGATATCTTTGTATGGTATGTAGCTGACACCTTCCAGACCATCGTTACCACCTGGACCAGTGATGAGCACAGACGCTATGGCAACAGCCCCACCACCAATAGCAGCTGCAACAGCCTTGCGTAATGACGGCGACATTATTCACCTCTCGCAGCCTTACGCTTATCTTCTTTAATCTTGAAATAAAGATTTGTCAGATACGTCAGCAGGCCAAACAGCAGACTTCCCAGCACACCTATTGCCACCCACTGGGACGGAGAGACTTTGTCCAGCAGCTGCAGTAACCAGTATCCCGTCCCCACCGCTGACGTGGTGTATGACACACCTGTTGTGATTTTTTCCATCTGATGTATGTCTCCGTCACCGCCGACAGAAAATGAAAGTAAAGAAAAACAAAAAAGCCGCCAGTGTCACCCACTGACGGCCAACGCCGGGAGCCGTGATTATGGCATTCAGGCTCTGCTAAAAATGCCAGATAACATTCCGGCCTCCCCTGATTCAGGTTATAAATGACACAATATCTTGACAACATCCGTCACTGTCTGTCAGAAAATGTACTGCCATATAGAAGCAACATGTGAAGTACATCTATCCTTTTGAGCCAGCACCTCTCCACCGAAAGTCAGTGCTGGCTGTTTTTTTCCTTAATAAGGCATCTGTAACTGAAACAATCCGCATATTGATAATATATTGACAGGCATCATTGCTGTCTGTGAAAAATAAGTCTCTACAAACATATAAGGCCTTTTAGCCAGCGTCTTCTTTTTCAGGTCAGTCGCTGGCTTTTTTTATTATGCTGCCGGTGCATTTATCTCCAGCATCAGACTTTCTATCTCAACGCCATACGCTGCATTTTTTGTAACATCCGTCAGCGTCAGCGCATTCAGTCCCAGTGTCAGACTGTCTTTTATAACCTGGAATGCCGGGCCAGCCACTCCATTCAGTTTCGGAGTAACCGTGGCACTGCCGGCGGTGAACACCAGCTCCAGCGTCTGCCAGTCGTTACCGTAATCGCCGAACTCCCCCAGCTTCGTGTTTCCGGCTTTCCTGTGATGCATCAGATTCACTCTGCCGTCAGTGGTCTGAGTGAAGTACGACATCAGGAACGGATTACCGGTACCCGTCATCGCCACACCATCAGGAACGGGAGCATCCGTATACAGATAAATCCCCAGCCCGAACTGATTGTTGGTCAGTGCGCCTGACAGGCGGAACTTACAGGTCAGTCTGCCGCCCTGTGTCAGCAGGGTAATTGCGTCATCCACCGGATGCGTCAGGGACCAGGTTTTATTGCTCTGCTTGGTGATCTTAAATACACCATCTGACAACTGAATTCCGCCATCCTTAATGCTCCAGCCCTGCGCAGCAGCCTCTCCGGCTGCCGGCAGCAGGGAGATTGTGCGAACGGACGTATCTGCAGACGGACCCGATGGCGTGTTGCCGCCGGGCGAGGGTTTGATTTCCGGTGCCTTACCACTGATGAAGGCTGAGGTGCGCCCGGCTGCGTTCAGAATAGCGGTTGCCAGACGATCCGGAATAATGCTCCTGCGCGCCCATGAACTGAAATGTGTCGGGCGGTTTGATGATACCTGGTTTCCATTCGTTCTCGATGCCGCACCGTAATATCCTGATGCCGGAATATCCGGATCTTCTGCCGGCGCGTTAGTGGCGGTATTGACGCCGTTACCGTCTGTCATGAAGGGCACAAAATAAACGCCCTCACTCTCCCTGTTTTTATACCCGCCGTACACGGTGTCGTACTGGGTAGCGTATGTATTTTTCCAGTAATACGTCGTGTCACCACAAACCCACGGCACATCTGCAGCACTGCCACCATGGCACTGCGCGTTAAACACGGAGAGGTCAGCACGAAACTGTGTCAGCATGGCTGTAAACAGCGCAGGTTGCTGTGCGTGGGTGGCGGCGCTCATGTCAAACTCACCCTGCATCCAGCAGACGGCCAGCAGAACGTTTTTGGGATTTTTCTGCAATGCCGCTTTTGTGCGGGAAATCAGATCCTGATATAACGGCTTGCCCACCCCCCAGCGTGCCGAATCCTGACTGGCCCCCGTGGACTCGCTGAATGTCCCCTCCGCGCCCTGGGTAAATGCCGAACCACCACGACAGCATGGTACCAGCAGGATCCCCGCGTTATTCGGGATATACGGGAGCAGTTTTTTGGCAATATGTAAACCCTGACCGACACAGCCGTACTGCCCTTTGCTCAGGTCAGCCCTCGGATGATTCAGCGTACTCATATCCTGCACATCATGCAGACAGTGGTCAGCCGGAATAATATCGTTATATCTGCAGGCAGCCCCACCCGGCGTCACTGTACTGCGGCGCGCCAGCTGTTTAATGCGCGGATCCGGAGCATCGTATGAATCCGGCAGCGGAAGCCCTTCACCGTAAGCCATTGCATTGGACTGCCCGGCCAGTACGATGACGTAGTACCAATCCGGCTCAGATGAAGGGCCGACCTGTGGCTCTCCTTCAATAGCCACCGCCTGCATCAGTGTGTACGGCGTAATGGCAACCGGTCCGCCGTATGGCTGCCAGCCCTCTTTCAGTTTGTGTGTCAGCTTTTCCGCAAGGTCTGACGGCGACGCCGCCCTGATAACATCGTAATGTTTAATCGACATCGAATTTCTCCCGTGTAGAGGAACAGAGTTAAAAAGCCGGAAGCGGAATCAAATCACAGGATGACCATCTGCCAGTGGCTGGTCGTAAAAAAAAGGCCGCGCCATGCGCAGCCGAAAATAAAGGGATAACGATGATAGTTTGAGAAAAACAGAAATAACACTTTTGTGGCAAAGCATGGTGCCGGGTGCCTCCCGGTGAATTCAGTATCAGCACCTGAATCCGCGATTACCCCATATTCCTTCTTGCTGATTGCCCCACCGCACAGGGGGATTCACCATGCAGAAGTGTTTTTAATAAACAGCAAACAAAAAAATCAAGCATTATGCAGGCTGTTTCTTTTTATCACCGGCCACAGCAATACCATAATGCCGCAGACCAGCCCCCCATCCGCCAGCACCGACATGATTCTGCTGGTGAAATCCACCATCACCACCAGAAACAGCAGGAGTGCAGCCACAGTCAGGCGCAGTTTTACCGTCACAGGTAATTCTCCAGACGAAGACCCAGAACACCGGCAATCTCTTCCAGCACCTTGCGCTCTTCCGGCTCAATTTCGCCGTCTGCCTCCGCAATGGCCACCGCCACATCCAGCACATCTTCCGCTTCACGCGTATCGTGTTTCACATCCTCGATCTCACGTAACGCCGCACGACGACCAGTTTTAAAGTTCGTATCCAGCTGACCGATAATGGTTGCGCTAATCGCATTAATTTCTGACGTAAACGCGGACAGCGCAGGCTGATTACGCAGTACCTGTTCGATCTTCGCTTTCTAGGAAGCCTCACATTCACCATCTGCATAGGCCACCAGGTATGCGGCGTTAATCACCACCTGTGCCAGATCGCGTTTTTCAAACTTTTTAATTTCCGTTGCCGCTCTGCGGGCTTTTTTTACCAAAAATACCAAACATCGTGACGTTCCTTTGGGTGGGTGAGCCAACGCCCGGGAGCGATCTGCCCACAGAGAAAGTCACACTGACCACTCCGTAAGCTCCCCCCCGAAAGGCTCTGTGGTTGGTATGCGCCGGGCGTGGCGCAGATACAAAAAAGGCCCGCAAAAGCGAGCCGGGAAAATAAGTGTAGCGCGTTGTACTGGAGTCGAACCAGTGACCGATTGCTTAGAAGGCAATTGCTCTGTCCTGCTGAGCTAACAACGCAGAATACCGATAATGGACCACCACCGGGGACTCGAACCTCGCACACTCAACTTAAAGGGTTGACGCTCTTTCCTGATGGCTAGTGGCGGTTGGTGGCCCTTGCTGGATTTGAACCAGCGACCTGGCGATTATGAGTCGCTCGCTCTCACCACTGAGCTAAAGGGCCGGGCGCAGGATAATAACGTTACGAAATCAATGTTGCAAGCATACAAAAATCACCCTTATCTCCTCCACCAGCGCATTCACCATGTCTATCCGAGATAAGTGGCACAACAAAACCCGCTTGTGGGCGGGTTTTGTTTGCTTTTGCCATCACGTACAAAATCGGCAAAATATCAGATTTGCATGAAATATATGCCTTTCAATCTACTTTTGCAACACTTTGCTTTGAAAATGCCGCCTTTTGTTTTGAACGTGTTCTCATTACAAATAATAAAGCCTCACTATCCAGTCGGTGAAAAATGTGTTTCATTGCAACCCAGTGACGAGTAAATGTTTTGGACCAGTTTTTAGTTGTCACTCCCGCCAGTAATGCCAGCTCCTGATATTCATAACCTTCCCCACCAAAAAGTTCTGCTTTTACTGCCTGCGCCGCCAGCCAGATTAATTTTTTCAGGCGTTCCTGCGTTTTCCCAGCAATTTTTCTGGTACCGGATTGAGTATTAAATTCATTCCACGCCCACTGTGTTATCGCGATCTGATATTCCCAACAAATACTCCCGCTGTAACACCACAACAACCAGGCTTTATGATGTTCTTCAAGAGACAGAACAGCCCGCCGCCACGATGATGTCGAAAACTCAACCGGACTGACCAGAGGAATTGACGTCACCTTCGCCAGCGATTGCTTTCCCGGGATTGGTGGATTATCCCGCGTTATCATTTTTCCAGTCACTTCATCGCGGTACCGGATTTTTTTTCGCCTGTAACGCCCTGTATCGAACATGGCATTCTCCTGCCAGGCTTCAAGCTGACCTTTTGTTGCCCCACTCAAATCAGCGGTGGCGATAATGAGCTGCTCACGCACAAACTGTAAATAGTGGTTATTCATGCGCACTCCAGTTCTGTGATTTTTATCCCCAGCCGCCCACCAGGAACGAGCTGACCGCGCACAATATTGATTTCATCAAACTGCTCGTCGTCTATGAGAAGTCCGGCATGCGTCAGCACATCCAGTGGTGCTTTCAGGATATTGTCCAGGTCACGACGGCGCTTATCCGGTGGCTCTGCAATAATCTTTATCACCAGCCTTCCGGACAGGTTTAATTTCAGCCGCTGCTGGCGAACAATTAGCGCCACATCACGGCGATAACGCTTTCCGGCTTCCGAGATGAAATACGTATTGCCATGACGTCGCCAGTAGGTATTCACCGTCGGCGGGTAAGGCAAAACAAATTCTATCCGTTCAGTCATTCATGCTTTCCACTTCAGGACACCCGAATTTCTCGCGTGCATTAAAAAACGAATCAGCAACAACAGCTGGCTGCCGTGTTTTTCTTCAAAATCTTTTACCCCAGCGTGCAGTTCGTTATGACATTTACGGCACAGCGGAATAACAAACAAATCATCAGCCTTTGTTCCCATCCCTCCCAGTCCATGACCAATGATGTGATGCGGATCATCTGCCTGATTACCGCACGTCATGCATTTCTGCGTTTTTACCCAGCGCGTGTATACAGGCATCTCTTCCCGTTGTGGTTTCTGGCGCTGGAGATACTGAGCCGGTGACTCCGGATCAACGGCAATGCTGACCACCGTCTTTTCCTGTGGCGGGTTTTGCTGGTGGGCGTGAGGCAGCGGCGCAAGATTTTTTGTGCGCTGCTTCAGTATGATGGTGGCGGTCTGCTCTCCCGGTACGATGTCGCTTTCACGGTACATTGAGCGGATTTTTTCCGCACGCAACCCCAGCGAACGACGTAATACCGCTTCCGGTAGCGCGTCCGCCACCTGATTGCGGACCGCCCACCAGGATAATTCAGCCAGAGATAATTCACGCTCCTGCGTACCGCTTATTGCGTGACCGATGACGTCAATCATCCATGCTGACAGGTTTTGATGAGCAAGTTGCTCGAGTGATTCGGATGTCTGGTCACGCAGCTGGTTGTCGCAGTGCCAGCACAACACCATTGCGCCGGTACCATAACGGTGAATAACGGTTTCACTGTGATGATAGTCACCATGAGGCCACTGGCAGGATTTGACATGACGCAACAGCCAGTCAGACAGTGCACCAGCGCCACCAACAGCACGAATCACACGCTCATTGCTGAAAAACGGCAGTAATGATTTATCCTCCGCCAGCGGCTGGCGAACGGCAGGGACGATGCCGGACGGCAGACCGCGCATGCTTTTCGGTTCCGGCTCCACAAGCACTCGAGGGTTATGGAATACCTGCATGGATTCACGGCCTGGTTTAAGGACCACCAACCCAAGTTCCGGTACCGGAACAGGTCGAAGTAATACCCGCACGTTACCTCCAGATGCGTTGCTGGAATGTGCGGGACGGACGCGGTGGGCGCTCGGAGTACGGCAGCCTGACGTAGATTATCCAGTGACGATAATCGAGGCTGAGGGCTTTCCTAAACTCATACCCACGTCTGCGGTAGTTCTGAATCAGCCATTCGGCCTGTTCTTCAGTGCATGGGGCGTGCCGGAACCAGTCAGATTTGAATGCATGAGAACGCCGCCCGTGCCTGCTGGCAAAGACGGCTGAATTATCAGAATTGTGTAGTCTGGAATTTTGCGCCATCGGCTTTCTCCGGTGGCACAGTGTTACTCAACAGGGGTTCAGCCCTGCGCTGAATTGTAGATGAATTCACTAATCTTCAAAAGCAGAAAAACCAGCCTTAATCCCAGCTTCTTTCAGAGACGGCAACGATGTGACAAATTCATTTGCACGCAAAATAAAACCATCCGTCACAAGCCCATCCACAAAGTAAATTAACGCAGCTCCACTCTTCCTATGTAGAGACTGTAAACATTTAATACGGCAGTGGCTGACAATAGCGCCATTCTCAACGCGCACAGTATAGAGGCCATCTTCACTAAAAATTTCACGTAATTCTTCGATTTTCATCAACAGAATCCTTCCAGATAAATAGCACTCCCCCTGTTCGGGGTCCATCCCTCTTCTCCCTGCGCGCTACTTAAGTATTTTTGATTCTATTCCGGCGCCGTCCGGAACTTCAAACGCGTTGAAAATAAAAACAAAAACCCGCCGAAGCGGGTTAAGTGCGGGTGCGTTGAGGATGCCTGACACATCAGAGGTGGCGAGGGATTTCTCCCCCGCCTGGTCTCTTACTCCTCAGGTTCGTAAGCTGTGAAGACAGCGACCTCCGTCTGGCCGGTTCGGATTCGTACCTCGCAGAGGTCTTTCCTCGTTACCAGTGCCGTCACTATGACGGTTAAACAGATGACGATCAGGGCGATTAACATCGCCTTTTGCTGCTTCATAGCCTGCTTCTCCTTGACCTTTCGGTCCGTAAGAGGCAATCTATATGTGACGAGCATATAGGGGCCTCACTTCGATTTATAGTCGGGTGGGGCTTTTATCTATCTGCCGTTGGTGTTCATGCCCGAGGCAGATAGCCTCAAGCACCCGCAGCAATCCTACTTAACTCTGCCGTTACAGCAAACCGTTTTCGCCCGATATGGGAATTCCCATATCGGAATGAATTCAGTTCACCTGGCGAGGCTTAGCGTACAATTTTTTCCGTTTTGTGAGCTGCCCCTACATGCCGCTGGCGCGGCATCCGGAAAAAGAATCCACGTCCTGAAGGACGAGGATGTCAAGTGCCTTTCCTGGTCCAGCCATATTTTTTGAATGCAGGCGCCGCTTCATCGGTTTGTAGCCATTCTGCAAATCGACGGGTTTCATCATTTGCATCCTGACGTACTGTAATGTTCATATCACGCCATATCACGTAGTCTGGCGCTATTTCCACGACATCACCAATTTCTGGATTACTGGCTGCCCAGTCAGCCCAGGTTATCCAGACATCTGCTCCAGGCTGATTCTCAAGAGCCTTACGTGCAGTTCCGCTATTGGGCGCATATAAAATAATATTTTTTCGGATTGCGGCGACAGTTTCTATATTCCCTTTACGTCCGGCAATATCTTCCCAGACGCCAGTGCCTGATGTATTACTGGTACCACCACCATCATTAACAATTACGCCAATCCCAGGTCTGGTCAGGTCGTCAATACTCCGGATATTTTTAGGATTACCTTTCTTTACCAGTAAAATACTTTTTCGCAGATAAAGAGGCTGAATATCTTTTTCACTGAAGCTGTCTTTATGGTCCCGAATGATAGCCAGAGCAGATTGTTCTGATGCGCCAAACAAGATATCTGCATTTTTTTTGGCATCTTCATTCCATTTGTTCTGTGGGCCGTAATGAACGTTCACTATAATACCTGTTTTTTCGGCATAAAGTTTGGCTGCATCAAGCAAGGCTGTATGCGGGCCACCAGGACCATACAGATTGATATCAGCATAAGCAGCAGAAGACAGGAATATTAAAAAACCTGCCATTATGTTCCTCATAAAAAACTCCTTTTATTGGTTATCATGAAATAAAGTTATAAACACTACAAATAATATATATTACATCCAGATAAACTTATCCGACTTTACCTCGTGCATAGCTTGTTATTTAAAGTCAACAAAATAAGGAAAATTATACGCATATTGAAGAGTATAAACCTTACATGTTGATTACATTTTTGTAATCAACATCCTGTTTGGAATAGCCAGCCTTTAATGGATAACTATTTCTGACAATGCAATGAGTATAATCAAGTCCATCTTCCACTGAGAATTAGAGGCGGCATGCTTTTTCCGGCTCTTGCCGGATATCCGTAATTGTCCATAATCTGCAGATTTATACCTTCTGCATGACCTGTCAGCGAAAATTTGTCCGGTGTTTCTACGGGAATGACATCAAAAGTTACACGCACTCGCGTTACCGTGTAGACCTACTTTCCTGCACTTGCAAGATCACAGTGGTGTAACCGTAACAGGAATTTATTCTCTGGACCGGCAGTAAATCCCTGAGTGGCGTGGTTCCCATATCAATTTCCCGCCAGGCAGCCTCCATTGCCAGCGTACAGGCTGGAGCCATGACCTGCCCTTTAAATCTGGCCCGACCATCCCACCGGACGTGTTCTTCTCCCCTGAACTTAGGTACAGTCATCTCCAGTGGCACAAAAGTGTCAGCGCCATAATTTTTGACCGTTATCGCGCTACGGATATTTTGTTGACTGGTGAAAATCACCCCGCAGAATCAGGCTTATTCCCTTAACCTGGGCTTTCATCCTGACCGCCGCCTCACTACGACCAATCAGACTGCCGATGCATTTTACCTTCATTGTTAGTATCATGATTTCAGGCCTGCACCATCCGCTCATTGCCCGGACTTCCGACAAATCCCGGCAACCATATCCCGGTGCTTGTTCAGCTCCCGCAGCGCGGCGCAGACTCGCTCCCACTTCTGGACATGATTCTTCGCCCTACGCAGTTCGCGATTTGCCATATGCAGCGATGGCAAAATCAAATCATCTTCTCGCGTTGCAGTAAACGATGGCAGCGACTGCACAATGTCCGCCACAGTTTCTGTTTTAATATCTTCCTGTGTTGCATCTTTCTGTACCGGTAACGCAACACCGGCTGGCTGAGGAAAGGCTTTACCATCGGTTTCCGCTACCGATTCAACTTTCGGCTCTGCTGGTAAATTATCACCTGGTATGCAGTAACGAATTTTACCGTTCTGGTTTACGCGAATCAGACGACCTTTGCTGATTGCCATTGCCAGCGTTGAAGCAACTTTGCGGGATGTTGTACCGAACAGCGTAGCCAGTTCATCCGCCGTTTGTGGTCCGCGTTGTTCAATCGTCGCGGTTAAATCGCACTCTGAGATTTTCGCTTCTGTTGCCGTGGTGGTTTCTTCTGGCGCTGGCTGTTCCTGCTGAACGTTGTTATCAGCCACACGCCAGGTGTATACGCTTTTATCAACGAAGCCAGCCTTTTTCAGTTCCCACAGCTCGTTCAGTACTTCTTCACGACTGATATCAAGTCGCGCAGCCAGCTCTACCGACGTGGCTTTTCCCATCGCTTTCAGTGCGTCAAAAACAGTCTCCATAAATTTCCTCCCGGTAAAAAATCACTTCTCAACTCAAACAAAACCAGCCGCTTTCCGGCGTTCATATTCCTGTTTCAGCAACTCAATTGGCGTTGGCCCCGACGGGCGTTTGGGGGCCGCCAGTTGTCGCCGGACTGGCGGAACGCTCAGGCCGTTACTAACATGCTTTGCCCATTTCGTCAGTTGCCGTTCTGCAAGCCGTTTTAATTCCCCTTCGGTCATCTGGCGCTCAATCCCCTTTGAACGCATCTCGAGGCAAATGTGATACAGCACAGACTGAGACCACGGGTACTTATCACTTCCGTCGTATCGCCAGGACTCATTGCGCCAGCGGCGGTACTCCTCCATCACAGCATCCACCGTCAGACCGAATGGATTGGCTCCGCTTTTCGAAATCAGTGCCACAAACTCAGCCAGGTCCGGAGGCCATGTTTCACCCGCCCGGCAGCGGTCCATGCACTGGCGGCAGACCTGCCGGATTTGCTGCTCAGTCATCGCGCCAATCTGTGCAATCCAGAGCTTCGAAGGTGCGGCCCCGTTCTTCTGGATCCAGCGGTTCGAATAAACCACCCCCATGAGTTCCCACAGCTTCCAGGCCGTTTCCGTCGCTGATAAATCCGTTTTCACGTTCCCACTGCTCACGTGCTGCCCGAATTTCCTGAACTGCCCGTGATGCGGTGCCACCTGGTGCTGCTGCATGGTTTACCCCTTTGCTGACTGGTTTAACCTGCGCCCTGACGTGATTTACGTGACGGGCGAATTTCTGCTCCCACTGAATCTGCGTAAACACTTTCCCCTCCGCTGCCCAGTAGTCCCGGAAGGCGGCAAGTTCAGCAGGTGTAAATTCTGTCTCCGGCAAAGCCATCCCCCACAACGCAGCCCGTCGTCGAAAATCCCGTGACGGATACCAGCTATCGCTCATCGGGAATTTTCCGATGGGTTCGCTCAGGCCATACAGGAATACAGGGGGGGCTGCCTGTAACGACAAAACTTCCTGCTCACTGGTCGGAGCACTCTCGCGTGCGTTATGTGTGGGGTTTAGATCTTTGGGTTCCTTTGGGTTCCGTGATCCGTTTTTGGGTGTCTTTGATGGAAAATTTGGGTGTCTTTGGTTATTTTCCATGCAGCTAAGAGTTCTGTTTTTGGGTCTGTTTTGTGCTGAAACATAACCATTTTCGGTACTGTTTTTATTAACAGCACCAATTTTACCCACCTTTAAAGACTCCCGTTTTTGGGTGTATTCAGGCTCGGCAACACTTTCTTCTACACCGATAAGTCGGTACACCACAATTTGCTTTGTTCTGCCTTTTCTCTCACCGGTATCAACAATTAACCCAATCTCCATCAGGTGTCGTAAGCTGTCCTGCACAGTCTTTTTGTTCAGTTCCGTTACTTCTGCCAGTGCAGATACAGACGGGTATGCACACAAATCGGCACCGCACATATCAGCAAGCCAGGTCAATACTGACTTACTGGATGAACTGCCGGTTTTCACCTTTTTAGCCCATCGTAGTGCATCGATACTCATACGAACCCCTGGCAGACATTTGTTTATCTGCAAAGTAATATTGGTATTGCTGACGATACGCGTGCTTGAAAGCAATAGCTTTTTCTATAAGCTCGTCAGTCTCACGTTCCACAACAACTGGATCCGCAAAAAGCAGCCCGGACTCCACCACATCGCCATATTCTTTGTTTAACCCGGCGATCATGTACGTAATGCTTTTTCCGTCAGTAATTTCACAATACAATCTGAAATCGCTGATCCGGATAGCCTCCATAATTGCCGGAATCAGCGCCGTGAATTTGTCACGCTTATCTCTGGTGTCGATAGCTTTCCAGCGTTCGAATATCTTCACCCGGTTAACGCCCAGCGCCCGTTGATCAACCTCGCCATCATTAAACGTGACGCGTTGAACATCGATGTTCGGGCGTTCTTTCAGAGCCCAGAATGCTTCCGTGATTAATATCGTCGCCTGCTCCTGTGTCATTCCTGGTCGGCATACCCAGGTATCCAGAGCCTCACAAACCTGTTCAGTGGTGATTTTCATTGTTCAACCGCCCCGCCCGCTTTGCCTTACGATATTCGTCATAAACTTTGGGGTCGTACTGAAGTTCCCCGCCGGATGCCTCTTGCAGGCGCATCGCGCGACCTTCAGGAACCAGTTCCCCCCATGCAGCAACGCTTGCCAGCCTAACTCCTGCGACATTGGCAAGCTTTGTTTTGCTGCCAAAAAACGCTATAGCATCAATTTTCAACATATCGAACCCCTTAGATTTTCCTAAGGAAACTAGATCGTAGAGAAACCTAAGTCAAGAAAAATTAGAATTACCTAATATGAAAAACGAAACCTTCGGTGCTCGCCTCTTATACAGGCGAAAAAAATTAAAACTGTCTCAGGCCGCATTAGGTAAGCTGGTCAAAGTGGCTCACGTAACAATTTCTCAATGGGAAAGAGATGAAACACAGCCAGCGGGGAAGAGATTATTCGCACTGAGCCAGGCGCTTCAGTGCTCGCCGACTTGGCTTCTTTTTGGAGATGAAGATAAGCAACCAGGCGAACCGATCCCAGATAATCAGCCAGTCAATCTGACAGAAGATCAAAAAGAGTTGCTTCAACTGTTCGACGCACTGCCTGAGTCAGAGCAAAAGGCTCTGTTGTCAGAGATGCGTGCTCGAGTTGAGAATTTCAACAAACTTTTTGAAGAACTACTCAAAGCTCGCAAAAGAAGCGCAAATAAATAACCCCCCTTTTTTTCGCAACTCTCTGTAATAAAAAGCACAAACTTTCAAATACTTGTGTTTTTTACATCAAGAAGCTTAGGTTTTTCTACACAAAAAGCTTGACCATAACTCTTAGGCTATTCTAAATTCTACTCATCAAGACACCGCACGGTGTTCTCAGCAAACAGTTCCGCTACCCGGCGTTAAGGGGAAGCAGAGGATTTCTCAGTGGGCGAAGTCAAACATCAGAATGGAAGGCGTCCAGGGATCAGCAAAGAAACAGCGATGGCGCTTTATATTGATATCAGCGCCATTGCCGGACAGGTAAGAGTTATCAGAGCGGTAACTAAGCGGTATGCGCCTTTACTTCAGAAAGTCTCTGGTGAGTGCACCGAAGATATTGTCAACGATTTCGTCATCGAACTGCGAGGACTCATCTTCAGTTACAAGGTGACCACAATTTTTGCAGATGGCTCCCGCGAAACTGTCAGAGCCCTGCGGCTTAAAGGATGTGTCAAAGACTTAGCCACCACATTCTGGGCAAGAAAACTTGATTGTATTCATAACCAATTTCCTCTCGAGTAACAGACCCCTCAGAGGATACCACCTCGCCTGACGTGGTTAAAAAGCAGGCAACGCTAACCACAAGGAGCCGACATGCAGAAACGAGACCCCGTCATCATCGCGCCAGACTATACCGATGATGAACTTTATGAGTGGATGCACCAGAAAATTAAGGCGGTGCAGGACCTGAAATGGGCCAATGAAGCCAGGGCTAAGCAGGCTGAAAATCTGTCCGCTCTGGAGCAGGATATCACCAATCTGGAAAAAGCAGCGGCATTAAGCATTGCCAGAATGATTACATACCCACGTTAATAGCTAACCAACGAGGCTAATAATGGAATTTAAAGATTTACCAACGCCATTACAGGAAATGGCATCGAATATAGTTCGTTCACAACTGGCTACTCTTGACCTTAGTACCGCAGAAAAAGAAACCATCGATAATATGGTTCGTAATGTGCGCAATGCTTTTTCTGGGCTATATGGTTCTGATAATCAAAAGCAGGAAAGCGATGTTAATAAACGGGTAATTTCTGTTTGCGTGAATGGCCATGTTCTTTCATCAATCAAAACAGAAACGGCGACAGTCTTCGATTGCCTTTGCATTGTACAGAGCCTTGTTGATGCCCTGTTTCGTTCAGTGAATTTAGAAAATGATGCAAATCTGCGAGGGCGCATAATAGCACATCCATATGCACATACTTTAGGCTCTGTGGATATCAAAGATCCCACAAATCTTTAATGAAATAGTTAACGCGAATTGTACTTGCTCTTTCGGTTGCTTTCAGAATACGCGTTGAAACTGCTGGCGGTAATTTGGTATTCCATTTATTAAAATCATGCCCGGGAAAGTACTCTTCGAAAATACTTTTAACTGCAGACTCGCCTATTGAAATGCTGCTTACCATGCGATTTTGATAAAGGCATTTAGCAATAAGAGTTGATTTTAACATTCACCCTCCTGAGGGTTGGTAATTAAGGAGTTCTCCACGGGTGAAGTGGAGTGCGTGCGCCGGACACGGGTGAACATCCGGCACTGACAGTTTACTGAAAGGATATTTCTCTGAAAAGTCAGAGCATAACGCGAAAGCGCACGGCGAGGTTGCTGGTTCATAGATAGCCTGTCGTTAAATTTTCGTCGACCGTGCGCTTCCGGTTGTGGCACTCCGCGAAATGGCGCAGCGGTAAGTATGGCGGGGTTATTCCTTCCCCGTTGAGGACACCGGGTTGTCAGGTTGACCATACGCTTAAGTGACAACCCCGCTGCAACGCCCTCTGTTATCAATTTTCTGGTGACGTTTGGCGGCATCTGTTTGCCCATGAACTGATGTCCGCCCTTTTTAAAGTGAATTTTGTGATGCAGTGAATGCGGCTAAGCGCACGCGGAACAGTTAAAGCTAAAAACAGTGTTATGGGGGGATTCACTGTATCCGGCGTTAATTGTTAACTGGTTAACGTCACCTGGAGGCACCAGGCACCGCATCACAAAATTCATTGTTGAGGACGCGATAATGGAAACGTTATTACCAAACGTTAATACGTCTGAAGGTTGTTTTGAAATTGGTGTCACTATCAGTAACCCTGTATTTACTGAAGATGCCATTAACAAGAGAAAACACGAACGGGAGTTATTAAATAAAATATGCATTCTTTCAATGCTGGCCCGTTTACGTCCGATACAAAAAGGATGCTGGCAATGAATACAGCATTTGCACTTGTTCTGACAGTTTTTCTTGTTTCCGGAGAGCCAGTTGATATTGCAGTCAGTGTTCACAGGACAATGCAGGAGTGTGTGACTGCAGCAACCGAACAGAAAATTCCCGGTAACTGTTACCCGGTCGATAAAGTTATTCACCAGGATAATAACGAAATCCCGGCAGGTCTTTAAAACAGTTCCGTAATAAACATCCGATTTCATTCTTATATGCCAGCAATGGCAGGGATTTGTTCACCCTTAAATCTGTAATGAGGTAAAACAAAATGAGTAAAGTCTTTATTTGCGCCGCCATTCCGGACGAACAGGCAATAAAGGAAGAAGGTGCAGTCGCTGTAGCCACTGCCATTGAAGCCGGTGATGAACGTCGCGCCCGCGCAAAATTTCACTGGCAATTCCTGGAGCATTATCCGGCTGCTCAGGACTGCGCTTATAAATTTCTTGTTTGCGAGGATAAACCCGGTATACCCCGCCCTGCCCTCGATTCCTGGGATGCTGAATATATGCAGGAAAACCGCTGGGATGAGGGGGCTGCTTCCTTTGTCCCGGTTGAGACTGAATCAGATCCGATGAACGTCGCTTTTGACAAGCTGGCCCCTGAAGTACAGAACGCTGTCATGGTTAAGTTCGACACATGTGAAAACATCACCGTTGATATGGTGATTAGCGCGCAGGAATTGTTGCAGGAAGACATGGCAACATTCGACGGACATATCGTTGAAGCGTTGATGAAAATGCCAGAAGTTAACGCCATGTATCCGGAGCTTAAGCTGCATGCCATCGGGTGGGTTAAGCATAAATGTAAGCCTGGTGCCAAATGGCCCGAAATTCAGGCAGAAATGCGCATCTGGAAAAAACGTCGCGAAGGTGAACGCAAGGAAACCGGAAAATACACGTCTGTTGTTGATCTCGCCCGCGCCAGAGTCCACCGACAGCACACTGAAAACTCAGCAGAAAAAATCCCCCCTGTCACTGCAGTCATTCGTCGCGAATATAAGCAGACATGGAAAACACTGGATGACGAACTGGCCTACGCTCTCTGGCCTGGTGATGTGGATGCCGGAAACATTGACGGCAGCATCCATCGCTGGGCAAAAAATGAAGTTATCGACAACGACCGCGAAGACTGGAAGCGTATCTCGGCATCAATGCGCAAACAGCCTGATGCCCTTCGCTACGACCGCCAGACTATTTTTGGCCTTGTCCGTGAACGTCCGATCGACATTCACAAAGACCCTGTGGCACTGAACAAATACATTACTGAATACCTGACTACAAAGGGCGTGTTTGAAGATGAAGGAACAAATCAGAGCGCAACTGACACTCTCTCGTCGCCAGTACCAGAAACTGATGCAGTGGAAACGGCAATTCCGGACAACGAAAAAACCGAATGCAAAGTGGAAGTCGAACCATCTGTAGAGCGTGAGGGGCCGTTCTACTTCCTCTTCACCGACAAGGATTGCGAAAAATACGGTCGCGCAAACAAACTTTCTGGTCTGGATAAGGCGCTGGCTGCCGGGGCTACTGAAATCACAAAAGAAGAATATTTTGCCCGAAAAAATGGCACATACACAGGCTTACCGCAAAATGCAAATACCGCACAAAATTCTGAACAACCAGAACCGGTAAAAGTTACCGCTGACGAAGTAAAGAAAATTATGCAGGCAGCCAATATCAGCCAGCCTGACGCCAATCAGTTGCTCGCCGCATCACGTGGTGAATTTGTTGCAGGGATTAGCGACCCGAATGATCCGAAATGGGTGAAGGGGATTGAAACCCGCGATTCTGTGAACCAGAACCAGCAAGAAACGGAACAGAACAGCCCAAATGCGTTACAAAACGAGCCAGAAACGAAACAGCCTGAACCAGTGGCGCAACAGGAAGTGGAAAAAGTCTGCACCGCCTGCGGTCAGACCGGCGGCGGCAACTGCCCTGATTGTGGCGCGGTGATGGGCGACGCAACATACCAGGAAATATTCGATGAAGAGAATCAGCCTGAAGTTCAGGAAAATGATCCGGAGGAAATGGAAGGTACTGCACATCAGCACAAGGAGAACACTGGCGGCAATCAGCATCATGCCAGCGATAGTGAAACTGGCGAGGCGTCAGATCCCTTAATTAAGGCGAACAGTCATCATAATCTCACATCCACCAGCAGAGCGGGGATTCATCTGATGATCGACCTTGAAACCATGGGAAAAAATCCCGATGCCCCGATTATCTCAATAGGCGCAATATTTTTCGATCCGCAAACCGGAGATATGGGACCAGAATTTAGCAAGACCATCGATCTGGATACTGCTGGCGGAGTCATTGATCGTGACGTCATTAAATGGTGGCTGAAGCAATCACGTGAAGCGCAGTCTGCCATTATGACCGATGAAATCCCGTTAGATGATGCACTACTGCAATTGCGGGAATTTATCGACGAAAACTCCGGTGAGTTTTTTGTTCAGGTCTGGGGTAATGGGGCCAACTTCGACAACACTATTTTGCGCCGTTCATACGAACGACAGGGTATCCCCTGCCCGTGGCGCTACTGCAACGATCGCGATGTACGCACAATCGTTGAGCTGGGGAAAGCCGTAGACTTCGATGCCAGAACTGCTATCCCATTCGAAGGTGAGCGCCACAATGCGCTGGATGATGCCCGTTACCAGGCAAAATACGTTTCAACTATCTGGCAAAAACTGCTCCCGAATCAGGCTGATTTTTAATGTTCAACCCCGGTCGTTGCCCACCAGCTATAGTGGCGGCGACCATGATTAGCGAACGACGCTCATGGCAAGACTTATTCTGCTCACTGAGTGGGCAAAAGAGGAATTCAGTGAACCGGTCCCTACTCCGAGTACGTTAAGTAAATACGCTAAAGCCGGAATGATATTTCCTCTCCCCAAAAAAGTTGGAAGACGCTGGCGAGTGGATCCGCAAGCTCGCTTTGTCGGAATGGTAAACAAGCCGGAGGTGATCGCCACAGATCACCCTGCTTTGAAGAGGATACTGGAAGATGGCGCGCCCGCGAAAATATAAAACCGATGTTCCGGGATTATCTCCGTATTTTGACAAAAGAAATAACAAAGTTTACTGGCGTTACAGGCATCCCATAACAGGCAAAAATCACGGTCTCGGCAGTATTGACCAGAAACTGGCAGAAACTATTGCAGCAGAAGCGAACAGCCGTCTTGCCCGGCAGCAAATGGAACAAATGCTCAGTCTGCAGGAGAAAATTATTAGTGATACCGGCGGTTCATCAACCGTTACCATTTTTCTGAATAATTACAGAAAAATTCAACAGGAAAGATATGAAAACGGCGAGATCAAACTCAACACGCTGAAACAGAAAGCGGCCCCTCTCAGGGTATTTGATGAACGTTTTGGCACCAGACCGTTAGATGCCATAACCGTAAAAGATGTGGTATCAGTACTGGAAGAGTACAAGGCCAGAGGACATAACAGAATGGGACAAATTTTCAGGAAAGTACTGATCGATGTTTTCCGGGAAGCTCAGCAAACGGGCGATGTCCCGCCAGGCTTTAACCCTGCAGAATCTGCAAAAAAACCGCAGGTGCGGATATCAAGACAGCGACTGACTTTTGATGAGTGGATGATGATTTATAACGCAGCGGAAAAGGATGGTTACTTTTTACAGCGCGGTATGCTGCTGGCACTGATGACAGGCCAGCGCCTTTCAGATATTTGCAAAATGCAATTTTCGGATATCCGGGATGGTTATCGTCATGTCGAACAGCAAAAAACAGGAACCCGGATTGCCATCCCTCTGGCTCTGCGTTGCGATAAATTAAATCTCACCCTAGATGATGTGGTGTCATCCTGCCGCGATTGCGTTCTTAGTCCGTGGCTATTGCACCACCATCACGCGAAAGGGACAGCTAAGCGCGGCGGGATGGTTAAGCCAGCAACATTAACCGTTGCATTTAAAAAAGCCCGGGATTCTGTGGATTACAACTGGCGTGCTAATGGCACCCCACCCTCTTTCCATGAGCAGAGATCTTTATCAGAGCGATTGTTCAGAGAGCAGGGGGTTGATACCAAAATTTTGCTAGGCCATTCGAATCAAAAAATGACCGATATTTACAACGACGCACGCGGTAAGGAATGGAAAAAAACTGGTCATTTGATGACCAGTTTTGCAGAGGTTTTGCAGAGAAAATTAAAAACGATATCCTGCGGAGAACATAAACACCCACGGATCCAGTCGTACCGAGTCTTTCACGGTAGTAACACCAGATTTATACTTAGCCGTGGTATCGATATCCATGTACCACACTGA